GAACCTGTAGGGCATTGTACTGTGTACCATACACGTTTAGGTTGTTGGAGAACCTCTGAGTATACACAAGAGTATATTGGGGTCTTGATTAGAACGCTATCTCTCTGGGCAAATAACTGACCAGACAAAAGAACAACTAGAGTTAATAATAAGTTTTTCATAAGATAAATCCAAAGATTGCTAGGATAGACATACCTACAAAACCATACTTGTAAAGCTTCATCTCTGCATCCTTACGGTCAATGGTTCTATTAAGGTCATAGACTTCTTTTTTAGACACCTCAATCATCTGTTGATAACTAGGTACAATAGAGTCTTTGTAGAGACTGATTTGCTGACTGTCCAGATGAATAACAGTCTTAAGAACAACTACACGTTCTCTTGCTTTGATTCCCTTAAGGAATTCGTTATTCAACTCCTTTAGCGGTAAGCTGTCTAGAGATTGTGAGTAGATACTTGGTGCCGTCAATGTCAGGCATAGTATCAAGAGCAATCTGAATAGTGTCATACTTGAGGTTGATTTTTTCATAGTAACTAAATTGTTCATGTTTAAGTGTAGATAACGAATCCACTCTGCTGAGAAAAGTCTCGTTACGTTTTTCCATTGAGTCCATGTAAGCCATAAACTTTTCTTCGTTTCCGCTATTTAGGGACTGCCTTTCCCATAACAAGAAGGCTACTGTTATTAGCAGTAGCCCTATTATGATAGCTTCAATTTTGTTTTTCATTTACTTTGTGTTGGTCTATTTTATCTAAGATTAACTGCAGCAGTTCGTTCTTAATGAGTCCTGCTCTGGCTGCGTTCTTTAGTGCACTGGTAAGCTGAAAGAGAATAAAGGGAGCACAAATAGTCTCACTTAGCCAGAAAGTGCCCTCAAAGCCCTTCTCAATCATTAAGATACCTGTAAGCATAAATACCCACACCATCAAAGTTTTAAGCACGCTAAGAGCCTTATGCGTCTTAAAACCTTCCATCTTAGTTCCTGCCCATACCCCAAAGAATCCATCTATAAACACAACAGCAACTACAGCTAAGTACTGTTCAGCGTTATCTGCTCCTAAATCAAAGAAGTAAGTTCCCAGAAAAGCTAAGATAGTTGTACTTGTATATAAGAGGAAAGAGGTCTTCATTATTCAGTAGTGGTAATAGGCGGGTATGTAGTATTAAATACAGTTTTCAGTTCTGTTATCCAAGCTTGTTCATCTGTGGTTTGATATAATTCAGGTTGACCACTTGTCATTTGTTGATCTGGATCAACATAACCATAACTAAAAATACTCGTATCAGTATAAGTGATAAAGTATGTTCTCTGTGTTGGGAATTTTATCTCACTCATTATATACCTCCGTCTGTTATTGTCCAGTTGTTAGGTGCAAAATCCAAAATGTTTTTACCTGCTTGACCTGCCTCAGTGTACTTTATGCTTCCAAAAGTAATATTCAAGTTAGGTTGTACAGGTCGTGAACTCCACCCATTGTAAATACTATTAAGATTTGCGGCTGAATAGTTGGCAGGTGATCTAGTGGCCATAAAATTTAAAAAATTAGTAACATTTGATACGTTCCACGCTCCAATATCTTGATTGAAACCCGTATTACCATTAAACATTTCTCTCATATCTGTAACACTTGATGTGTTCCAAACACCAATCGGTCTGTTAAATATAGGATTGGCTTGAAACATTTGACCCATACTCGTGACGCTTGATGTATCCCAAATTTCAATAGGTCTATTAAATGCATTTGCACTATTAAAAACCCCAAACATACCTTGAATGTTTGAAGTATCCCAATTTTCAATAGGTTGATTAAAAATTTGGTTTGCTCGAAACATTATAGAAATATCTATTACATTTGACATATCCCAAGCAGTATAGGTATTACCATTAACCGTTACTACTTTAGTAGATATGTTTTGGTTAAAACTACACCAATCAAACATGTATGACATATCTGTAACACTTGAAGTATTCCAATCTCCAATATAGCTATTAAAAATGTTTCTTGTACCTCCCAAAACTCCTTGAAACATACCTCGCATATTTTGAACTTGTGATACATTCCAATTGCCAATCTGACCGTTAAAATTAGGACATTCTCTAAAATATTCTCTTAAACTTGTGGCCGTAATCAAAGGGGCATCCGTTGCACTTGCGGTTAAATTAGTACATCCATAAAATCCAAAATCCGTACTAATATTTAATCCACTCCAGTTAATAATATCAAGTATTTTTAATCTATCACCACCCTTATTAAACTGCCATCCTCTAAGTACTCCAGTAATTTTAATATCGTATACACCTGCAGTAGCGTAGGTATGTGTTACTTCTGCTTGGTTCCAGGTAGTAATAGTACTAGAAGTTCCATCTCCCCAATCTACTACAGCGTTTAGTGTTCCTGAAGAAACTAAGGGTAACTTAAACTGCGTACTTGTACTACTACCTGCTGAGGTATTGTTCGTATTTATAGTAAAACGAAAAGGAAGTCGAGTGAATCCTCCTCCCCTTATGTCAATACCAATGCCAATCATTACTTATAGGCAATTACACTACCGCTAGTGGTAGTAAAGTCTGTAATAAATCCAGCTTCTGCAGAAAGAAAAGCACCTTGCTTGAAGGTTACTCCTGACATTCCATTAGCAGATAGTAAAGAAATACCGTTAACCTTAAATTCAGTAAATACTGTGTCTTCTTGTACTACTAAAGCACTGTATCTTACAGTAGTTACAGTTTCTATTCCGTGGCGTTTAAAGCCTCCAGAACCTACAGCTAAACCTGAGTTAGAAGCAATCATCCTAAGACGACGTGCTTGTTCGTTTGATTGTTGTGATGCATCCATTTTGTTTCGTTATTAAAACCGACTTGCGTCCGATATTACAAAGTTATGTTTATTTAGAAATAAATCAAGATTATTTACGATCAATAGTGCCGTACTCGTCTTTCAAATCTTCCTCTTGTTCCTTACCATCTTGAATTACTTTTTGCAACTTATCAATCTTCTCCTCCAGAACAGCTTTGGTATCCAAGTCATCTACGTATCTTATCTCTTGCTCAATGGCTTTGATTTCTTTCTTGGCGCCATCAACACCTTTGCGTGCAGAACGTAAGTCACCTTTGTAGGAAGGAATAAACCACTTAGGGTTAGAGTATTCGTATCTACGATACATGAATTCTTGTCCTCCGTAAAGATAGTTTACTGAGTTGTTAATTGCCCATAGTCTGTTTAGTCTAGCGACTACTTCAGGTTGTCCGTCTAGGAAAGGATCTCTTTGGTAACGTTTAGGATTAAGTACTCTTCCTGCTCTACTACGAGGCACATAGTCAGCAAACATATCTACATCACCCAAAGGACTGTACTCGTAAAGAGTTTTCATTATGTCAGTCACACTTCTAAAAGGCATTAGTATGTTCTTATTGAAGTAGTAAGTGAAGAAGTCTTTACCGTCTACGTTGTTTACAACACGAGAGTAGTAGATAGATGCGGAACCTGCAAGAGGATGCAAAGAACTCAACTCATCCTCTAAGTAAAGAAGATTATAAAGCATGAAGTAATCAACTAAGTTATCTTGGTCATCATCGTCGTCTGAGTACAAAGCACTTGCTACAATAGTAGACAACAACATTGCAACTGCAATTGACATAGTATCTAAACCTGCTGCTACTAACTCATCTTTTTCTCTTTCGGATAAAAGCTTACCAGTAGTTGCAAAATTACCTCTGGTGTTAAACAACATCTTAGCTGCATGGTAGACAGTAATGTACATACCTTGGAACTCCATACCGGCACTGTATGCCATTCTACGAGAACCAAACCTTGACAACCACTGACCTGCAAGCCAACCTTTCATGTACATAACTACTCGACCCATATTGTATCGAGAGTATTCACCTTTATCCATAGCACCATAGTTACCATGAATTAATGAGTTAACTGTGTTTAATCTATTACGATAGTACTGTTCCTGAGAAGCCAACTCATTCATGTCGGCAATATCATCTCTTGGTACAAGCATGTTACCTTCTACGGTATATGCATCCAGGATAGGAACAAAGCTTCCATTGTTAAGCTTCACTAGGTGTTGCTTAGACATAGCCTCTGCCACAGCACTACGCATTTCAAATTCACCAAACTCTCTAAAGAAAGTCAAGTGCTTGATTGGATTGTACTTTGCAGATTTATCTAAGTTTGTTATGAATAACTGTTTGCCTGCCTCAGACAAAGTATCTGAAGGCATAACACTAAAGTATTTCATCTTAGCAATGTAAGGAGTGTTCTTACCTTCTTCTATTTGAGAGGTAAGCAAGTTCCAATACTGGCCGGCATTACGAGCCATTGCTGCGTGGATTTCTTTCTTGTCTAATCCGAATCTTCCAAGTTGGTTATAGATGTTAAGCGTACCGGCTTGAAAGTTCTTAATAGATGAAGGTAAGTTTAAAGACAAAGCCATGCTTGCACCTAGTCCCAAGGTCTTGTCTGCAACGTATCCAATAACTCTAAGAGCAGCTACGTCAGTCATTGCTACCTTACCCTGACCATTAATCTTACGTTCTAGTAGATTGTTTACTACTTTAGCAGTAACAGTACCTGGCAAGTTCTTATTAATCAAATCTCTTGCACCTAGGATGTATGGCAAGTTGCTGTATAGGTTTTTGAATCGGATAGAGTCGGAACCAAACTGAGTAATAGAGTCAAAGAAGTTTACAGTCATTTGATCAGCATCGATAGGCGTTACGTACTTTAAGTGTAATCTATCTTTATACTGATTTACTTTAGAGCTTCCTTTTCTACCAAGCAAGGTATCCCCCCCGTTAGACAAATCATCGTCATTACGTCCGAACATAGAGTCTACGGTATTCTGCCAAACACTCTTTGTTTCATCCCAGATGCCTTTGAATGACTTGTCACCAAAAGATTCTAGACCTGACTTACGAACAGATGGTAGTTCTAATCCCTTACGGAGATTTCTTGGCAAACCCTTTTGCTGAACTTCATACAAAGCAGTTATTCTATCCAAGATACTCTTCTCTGTATCGTCAAGAGAGTCATAACCAGAATTAGAGTAAGTACTGTTAGCCTTTAACAAAACTCGTTTAGAGTTACGAGATTCTTTTACAGCCGGGTTAATGTACTTAGGTCTGCCTGTAACAGGATCTTTCTCATCATTAACTGTAGTTGTGTACCAACGGAAAGAAGGTTCTGTTTCAGAAATGTATGCTGGATTCTTCGGCAAGGTTACCATCCAATGGAACAATGGTTCATTGATAAAGCTACGAGAGGTATAATCGTATACCTTTCTGTGATTCATCTTATACCAATCTCCCTTACGGAGGGCAATCATTATCTTCTTATTGGCTTCAGATTCAGTTAAACCTACAAATGCTTGTGAGTTCTTAGCCAGTACTTCCTGACGAGCTACACTGAATTGAGCTTTCAAAGTTTTATCATAGTCCTCTGTGGTAGTACGCTCTTGCATGGCGCCAAGCATAGAATACAGTTGAACCAAAGCATCTTTATCTTCCCTTGCGACTTGCTCTCCTTCAGAGAGTTCTTGACGAATGTCTTCAATCTCTGACTGAAGTTGCCTTACCCTAGTTGGGATGTTAACTTTAACTGTTGCTCCGGTTTCATCTATGTATTCCTGTAACTCAGTGATTACTTTAGAACCTTCGTACTCACCATTTACATTCTTATAAGGTTTAAGCAAAGAGAATAGTTCTTTGTACACATCGGATACAGTACGTCCATTAACATCTTGCTTGTATTTAGATTGGATAGCGGCAATTGCATCTATAATCTCAGCACGTTCCTCATAGAACTCTGGAGAGATTCTCTTAACTACGTTGGCTTTCTTAAATGACTCTAGGTCTTTAACAGCCTTATCGTATTTAGCTTGAGATACAATTACTTGTTGTGCGTCTCCTTCGAGTTTGGCATTCTCTAAATCAGAAAAAGTTTGTTTGACGTTTTCCTTGACAATGTTGTATCGTTCTTGGAAGATTAATTTGTTCTTAGGAGTTACCTCATACTTAATCAAGTTAGCAGCAGAACGTTCTTGCTTCCACTCACGGATACTACGAGCAATTTGTAAATCTTCTTCAGACTTAATCACACCGTATTCATCAGTTTCTTGCTCAAGAGCATCTAGCTGGGCTTTTAAGTCATCCAACTTATCCAAGTCTTCTTCTGAGTTCTCTCCTTGATTAGGACTCAACTGAATCTTACGCATCTTGTCTATGATGTCATCTCTTCTTGCTTTAGCAACAGGTGATAACAAAGACTGAATACGGTGGTACTCGTCTGTATAATAACTCTCCAAGTGTTTCTCTTCAAAGTCAGTCAAGTCAGTGATGAGATTTTCAAGTTCAAGTTCTTGTTGAGGAGTACGGTTCTTAATATTTTCTAGTTTAAGGATGTTAACCTTCTTACGATTCCAATCATTGGTGTAAGAAACTTCATCCATCCTACTTTGGAGTACAAGGGTTTCACGTTCTACGAGATTTCCGTTCTTTATCTCAAGAACAGTTACTCTTTTCAGGAACCGGCTAAATACTTTATTGAAGTCAAGTCCGGTATTAGCATTGATTCCTTTAGAACTTAAGTGTGCAGAAAGTTCGTCAGCCAAGACTTTCATCTGGCCTTGGAACTGCATAGCTTCTTGAGTAGACTTTGACCAAAGATTATTAATCAATGAGTCTAGAGTTCCGCTTACAAGGTTACCTGAGATAGCAGCAGACTCAAACATAGCTCCTACGTGAGATGCAAGTTTACCTGTACTTGATTTAGCTTCTACATCTAACGTACCAAGTAATGCTTTCTCAAGGTTCTCAGGAGTAGCCAAGATAGAAAGACGCTCTTTCTCTTCTTTAATCTTAGCATTAAGTAAACGTTTGGTTCTATCAGTAGTAGACATAACCAGCTCATCCTGGAGACGTTGAATGTTTTCTTCGAGTCCTTTACGAATAGCTTTTGTTTGTGGGAACATTTCCTCAGCAAGTCTACCTGCTACAGCTTTTGCTGCTTGAGTGTTAAGCGTACCAATAATACTATCTGAGATTGCATTGATGTTATTCATGTACTTTGCAATCACAGTGTTAGCGGGCGGTATTTGCCCGTTAGGATACATAGTATCTCTAAACTGAGTTATGTAGTCCTTAAAGAACTCTCCCATCTTAGCAGCGTGGTAAGAACGAGAGTATAAATCTCTAGGACTAAGCGTCTTGTTTCTTTGTGCATCTGATAGGTTAGCTTGTACGCCTCTAAGAAACATAGTAGTTTCGTATAGGTGAGCAACCAAACTCTCAAATGACTTCTGCAAATCAGTTACTGGGATGTCAGTAAGGTCAATATTATTTAAAGTCTCACGGGCTTCTTCAAGGCTAAACGCATTGATTCCGTTTTGACGAGCATTCTGTAGTACGGTATTCCAATTGACTGAGTCACTCTCTAAGAACTCACGTAGTCTTTCGTAAAAGATTTCTACCTCACGACCTGATACTCCCGGCATACTTTCCAAAAACTGTTTGTAGTTCTTGCTGTTACCTTCAGAGTTGAAAGCCTGGTTACCTGTGTAAACCAAAGAGGTGTTTAACTGTTGATTGTTAAGAATAGTCTCAAACATATTCTCAATCAAGTCTTGTACGTAATCCTCAGATACTTGTTTGTTGTACTTAGCAAAGTAGGTTCCAAGTAACTTCTTGAAAAAGTTAATTATAGATTGAAACGTACTACCGTGTACTTCTGGAGCTGCTTCCTCTAAACTAGCCCTAAAGGTAGGATTAGTCAGAAACTCAGAAACAAACTCATGCTGATCTCTTAGACCATAAAAATCACCTATAGGTTCTACGTCACTGTACTTTTGTTTGTAGTACGCCCATATTCTACCAATCTCAGAAACAAATACTTTCTCCGCAGTGGTCTGAGGGTTTTCTAAGGTAGAAGCAATAACTGCGTGTATTGTTTCGTGAATCAACAAACGCTTAAAGTCCTCGTCATTTAGATTGTGAGCAGGGTATAAATAAATACTAATGGTGTTTGTTTTCAGATCATACACACCTGCAGGAAAAGTAACTTCTCCGGCTTCTTTAGATATAGCTAAGTCGTAACTTAAGTTTAATTTGATAGACGGGTTTAAGTCAAGTACACCAAGCAAAGTGTTTAACAAATCTCTTTCATACTGCGTAGTTGTATCATCGTTAAGAATCTTACGCATAGTGTTGTAGATGCTAGGATTGCCTAAATCTAAATACTTAGACATCTTATCCACTAGGCGAGTCTTTCCTAAGGCAGCGTAGTAAGAATCAATCTGTTTGAACAAAGCATTGTTTGTTACTAACATATTCTCTTCAGACTCTTCCATAGGATACACACGGTAAGTCTGTTCTTCTATTGGAGCATCAGGATTAGTTACCTCGTACTCAAGAGCAATGTTCAAATCATTGGCACCTTGAATAATTCTGTGTAACTGATTAATGTTTAGCTTAGTATCTATTGATAAGTTCTTACTGTCGTAAAAATTCTGTACTTTGGATACGTAACTAATTAATCCAGGAGAAGTATTTGCTTTGGTTAAAGCTAGTAATTCTTCTATGCTTGGTTCAATGAAAGGACTCTCAGTTCTATTTTTACCCCAAGACTTAACTCCGTTACTTACTATGTAAGAAAAGCCCTTATCAAGAATAGATTGTACCTGTTCCTTAGGTACACCGTATTGGTTCAAGACATAACCCAAAAGAGAGTGATGCTCTTTCCCTGTTACAGGATTATGAAAATCTAATGTGCAATGTCTAGCCATGTTATTTACAAATATAATCTATTAACAAGTACTTGTAAAGTCAAATCCTGGGTTCTGGTCTCTCATCTGTTGTTGGATGTTAGCAACAATAAAGTTTAATTTTTCCTCAGATGCTTGTGGCATAAGTTCTCTTAACCTAGCTGGAGTGACCTCACTATACTTTAACTTAATCTCGTTATTACTTTTATCTATCATACCCGTATCGTACATAGGTTCTTCTACAACAGCAGGTGTCTTTAACTTAAGACCGGTATCTTCCAAGTCCATAGAACCATCATCTTCAATAGCAATGAATGGACCTGAGAACTCTTCTCCTCCTTGTTTATTGAGGTAGTCTAGGTAAGCTTGATCATCAAGTGATGTGTCTGGCATATCTTCCTCTGTCATAGCCTGTGCTTTGTCTGCCTGCATTTGTTCCCAAATAGGAGTCAACTCAGCCTCTACGTTGTTGTAAGCATTGATTAGGGACTTGATGTAGTTACCGGGACTAGTTGTGCTTGTACGCCACTCGTAACCCATGCCTTTGTAGATACTCATCTCAAGCAGGGCAACACCGCCTAAGTCAGAGATAAGACCAAACATACGTGGATACTGACGGAAACGCTCGGTCAAAATGCTAGTCATTAACTCACTCAAGATAGAAGCGTTCTCCCTACGTCCCTCAATAATGAAAGGAAGTTTGTTGGCGTTAAACGCAGCCATAACATCTGAGTACTCTTTACCTTCGAACTTGACAGGAAACTTAGACTTAAGCTTAGCCTCAGTAGTGTTAGGTACAAGCATTGCAGCAATCCCTTTGGCTTTAGGAGTTATAACTATACCTTTAGCTACAGACTCTCTCAAGTAATCAGGGAAATACTTTAATCGGTTAAGTGATTTACTGGCAGGTGAGAAGGCTTGCTTAGCATGTATCTTCATTACCTGATTCAAGAAAGACAAGAAGTTAATACGACCTTGTTTAGACTCTGCCTTTTGTTCGTCGGTAAATTCAGACTCGTCCGCAAACAACTTGCCTTTAATATCTCTAAGTTCTTCTACAGCTCCCCACAAAGACTCCAAGGAGTTTACAGGAAGATAAGGTTGGATACTACGGAACTTAATGGCAAAACCTTGTCCGAGTATTGTAGCATTTGCTACGTCCTGGAAGAACTGTCTTACAGATTCGTTCAAGTCAATTGTTTGGCCGTTAACCTCAATAGATTGAGAGTAGTTATAGTTTAAGCCATCTTCAAATGATTTCTGAATAGCATCGACAGTAACAGGATCACGCTCGTTAGTCTGCATCGCTATATAGAACTTGTTAGTTCCTTCTACGTCTTGCTTTCTAAAATTCTTTAAGAATAGATTCCTACGTGCAAAAGAAGCAAGGTTAGTATCGTACTTTGCAAACTGCTTGAACAGTTTATTGTATTGACTTGCCAAGTTACCTTGAGCACCCTTAGTCAAGTATTTAGACTTAGGTCCGTACTCTTGGTAGTAATCTACGCCACTCAGTTCAGTAAACTTCTGAATGAATGCATGCATAACAGCACTATTCAAGTTGTTTACTTCAGTTACAGTAGTGTCCGGATCCCAGAACTTACCATACTGATCAATGTAAAGATTCAAGAACTCTTGATACTCTTTGCTTCCTATTACATCAAACACTTGCGTACCGATAGTAATAGCATCTTCCGTTACGTTAAACGGAGACACTACGCTACTTGAAACAATCTTATCTAATGCTTCTTTGTTAAAGAAGTTTTGTGCCTCACGCAATGCAGGTGCTACTTTATGGAAGTCATTCAAGTTACGGTAAGAAGCTGTGTTAAAGTCAATAACTGAAGTCAAGTTAAGCAAGTTTTCGTTCTGCTCTTCAATCAAAGCATACTGAGTTAAGAATGCTAACTGAGCAATAGCCTTAACACGGTTGTCACCTTCGTCAATAGTACTGAGCAATAGATCATAACTATTTCTAGAGGTATCGGTAGTTGGTGTATAATTTTCTTCATTGAAATTTTTGATATGCTTATTGAACAAGTCATCAGACATCATCTCTCTAATGGTTTTACGAATAGAGAGTTTACCATTATCGTACTGAAGATAACTCTTTAAGCCAACAGCAGTCAAACCTTCTTTAAGGTAGTCGCCCATACGCTTACCAGAAAAACCTAACTGTCTAGCAGTTTGATTGAGGTTTCTGTTCTTTAAGTAGTGGTGAACAATAGGTTGGTTAACAAGCAAGATAGCATCCTCGATAGGCATACCGTTGAGTACCATCTGAAGAATAGTAGCAGTTCTTGCTTTGTCTGCGTTGAAGTAGTTAATCCAGTCTTCTTTCTCGATGTCAACGTGTCCATTGATGAACTCGTTAATAATATCTGAGATTAAGTATTTATTCTCGCCTTCCCTGTATGGGTTATTAGCCTCATATAAACCACCAAGTACAATACCATTGGCATCTTTGTTGGTACGCATCAAGAAGTTGTTCAAGAAGAACTCTTCAGTGTAACGCAAACCTACTTGCTGGTAGAGTTTATGCAAAGCGTTTGTCTTAGCATCAATACCCAAAGATTTTTTACCGGTAGCATTCTCTCTAAAGATCTGTAGAGATACACTAGGAGTAAACATCCTAGATGATTTAATCTTACCGGTACCCATACGATACTTATCATCGTAATACTTAGCCAATCCTTTCAAAATAGGAGAGTCAGTAGGCTTCAAGAAAGTACTCATCACAGATGGCTCAGAAAGAACATCAGAGATAGCAGCAATTACTTCGTTAGAGGAACCTGATTTAATTCTTCCAGGTGAGTACTTCTCATACTTCTGGTAGATTTTCTTAAGATTACTAATAGTCTTAGTTAACTCAATGATTTCAGGGTCTTGCGTTTGCGCTGCCAATGCTTGCTCCAATACGATTGCTTGGGTAAGTGCATTGTCCATGATGGCTGACTCTTCCTTGTCTGTCTTCTTAGACTTGGAAACCTTAAACACCATGTTGTTATTCGCAATAAACGAACTCATTACATCTTGAATGGTTTTATCAGCAGAGAACCTGTCGATAAATTCTTTCTTCTTGTTCTTGAGTACGTTGATAGCTCTAGATAATTCTACTTTGCTCTCTTGTCTGAATTTAATAAACTCATAAACAGCAGCAGGATTAGCTTGGAACTCTTTGTTAGTTAGGATAAGATTGCCCTCGTCGTCCATCTCTGGCTCGTACATGAACAACTTATCTATATCAAAATCCGATCCTGACTTGGTTACAATCGAGGGAGGCACAATGATAATCGGACCGGCCTTCTCAGGTAAGAACTCACGTACACGCAAAAACTCCATAGAGTTCAAAGCCTGTACAGGAATACGAACACCTACGATAGTAATCTTTGCAGAGTTTTGCTCTACCCAATTATCGTCCATCAAGGCTTCATTCAATCTATCTAGAGTTCCTATTACTTCTCCGTTGTAAGACAAGTTAAGTAAAGGAGCATGCTTCTTAGGATTAAAGGCAAGCTTAATATCTGCCGGTTGATGTTTACCGTTAACTATGCGACCATAGTCACGCAAACCACCTACACCGTATTTTGCTACATCAGCATCTGTTGGCTTAGTATATCTAGTATTGGTCTTGTTGAAACCACTAGAAGCCAACTGAATGTATGCCTCACCAAACATCTTAGGACGAACTACACGTTTGCTCAATGCACTAGAGAGTACACTTTCAAACAAAGCACGTTGTGGCGCCACGTCCAATGAGAATACAAAACGGTTATTCTCTACCAACAGATAGTCATAAACTGCCTGTGGAATATCTTTCTTATCAAATTCAGAAGTAATCCAATCAGCAAACATCTCTGTATCAAAGCTGACAAGTTTACCGTCCTTCATCTCTGCACCAATCCTAGTATAGATTTTGGCTTTCTCTGCTTCAACAACCACATTCAAGTTATTGATGAATGCTTGTCTTGCTCTCTCTATCTTTTGACCAATAACAGAATTACCTGCATACTCACCGGCTAGTTGACCATCCTCATAGAAGTTAGAGAATAGAATCTTAACCAACTGAGTAGATAGAGTAGCCTCGTTCTTATACTTAGGAGCGATGTACTGCTGTCTTCTAAGACCTTCTATCGGGAACTCAACTATGCTTTCTTTTGTAATAGGGTTGATAGCACGTACTTCTTTCTCTACACCGTAAGCATCAACTACAGTTTCTTTTCTGTAGAAGTCAATAGAATCTACAGGTAAAGACATCTTGCTACCCGAATCAAACGTAGCAAAGTCAACGCCACTCTTAAACATATCCAATGCTCTTTCCTCTAAGTCTGTTTCAAATACAACTGACGGACTCATAGGGAACACAGAGTACTTACCAAGTGTTACATAGTTGGTGTTGTTAGTGGGAGAACCCCAGTAACCTAATTTCAAAGAAGTCAAGATACCCATATCAGTTTGAGCAATCAAGTCTTTGATTTCTTGGTAGGTTGTAGGATCATTGGTTTGACGATACGCAAGTATCTTCTCCATAACTTTAACCTCATGCTTGTATGCTTTTTCTAGTTTTGGTCCCCACTCACCAATAGAGTGTAGGTAGAAACGCATAAAGTCAAGGTTCATATATGCCTGGGCATCAGACTCTTTCTTTTGGTTAAGTACTGCAGCAATATTATCTCCAAGTAAGTCTTCGGCTTTAGCAATGTATTCGTCCATAGACAACTTACCTTTATCTTCAGTAGATAGATGAGAGGCATAGTTTGTAATTATCTGACGAGCAAAAACAACTCTTTGTTCAGGAGTTTCAAAAGTATTAATGTCTTTGAACTGAACGTAGTTAAATGTAGTGCCGTAGTTTCTTACTGTGTTTGGACTTACCAATGACTCAAGACCTCTACTAAGCTTCTTATTGCCGTTAAAAGTATTTAAGTCTTGGGTATCTATCTTAGGCTGACGGCCCGGAGATATAGATGCACCGATACGCTTGAATACCTCACGCCAGTTATCTTGCTTTAAGTCATCAGTATTGATGTTAAAGTTAGAAGGATCCCCTACAAACAGGTGCATGTATTCAATCTGATGCGTACTGTAGTTTGTGATGTAGTCAGCAAGTACTATATCAAGGTTAGGAGTATCAGGGAATAAAGTTTTAAACCTGTCCTCCAAACTCATAGTGCTAGAATCTCTGGGATTCTTCTCGATCTGACCTAAGTTAATTGCCTCAGCCAACTCTAGTTTAAACGTCTGAACCTCAGCATTAAAGAAAGGCTCTAGATAACTTTTAAACGAAGCCAAAGGCATAAGTTTCATTACCTGATCAACAGTTTCCTCTTTAGACAACTCACTACTCTTGATAGTGTCAAGCATTTGCTTCTCTATGTCTTTAGGAATTATTCCGTTGAATATGATAAACTGACCACCACGCTTTTCTTTAGCGGTAAGTTTTTCTTTCCCATTGGTATCTGTGTAGGCACGAGACAACTCAAACTTAAGATACTTGTAGAACTGCTCTACTACTTCTCCAGGAAGCATTACAGCACCACTTTCAGAATCTAATCCGAAAGAATTAATATCGTAGTACAATCTCTCGGCACGGGAACCACTCATACGAGTAGCGTAGGAAGATGCCTTAGAGCCGGGACGCATATTCTCAAACACGCCTTCCTTAAGGTAAGCACCTAAATCTTGAATAAGTTTATCTTCAGGGTTAAGGTTAATAGTCTTTTTACCATCTACACCAGGAGTGTATCCAGTAAAGTTAACTACCTCCATCTTTCTAAACTCTTTACTAAGATTCTTTCTACGGGTTCCTGATTGATTGAATAGTTTATTCAGTAGAGCAGAGTTGGTTACAAATGAACCTGACTTATCAAAGTTTCCTACAAAGTCATTGCTGTTTAAATTAAGGTGACCAGAAAGATCTTTTACGTTCTGAACATTGTTAACGTTACTAACTTCAGATACTAGGTGTTGCCACTCACGGATAGACCACTCCATGTTTCCTTCATCGTTGATGAATGAAGCAGATTTAGTTACGTAGTAAAAGTTCTCAGCAGCTTTAAATAGTAATTGTCTTTCGTTAGCGAGAGTCTGGTTACCTATGTTCTCGTTAAAGTGTTGAAGTACGTTTTTGTAAGCAATGGTAGCCTCGGTATCTTTTTCTGTGATAGCGGTATTACCCTTTAGTTCTTTGATGCCTTCTTGCAACAAACTAGAAATGTCTTTACGTACATCAGATAAGAAAGTACGTGCAGGGGTTTCAACAGCCTTGTTAACTTTGTTCAACAAGTTCCTATATTCTTTAACGGGAAGTTTGTTGATCATGTTGTACAAGACCATCTTATTGTAAGCAGCCAAAGCAGATTTACGCATAGCGTCTTCAGTTGTAGCTGAGTAAGGAGATAAGGTCTGTCTAATGTTTCCTTGCTTATCGAAGAAGGAAGCCATGTTTTGAGGATACAGGTCAATGCCAAAAGCATCACGCATAAAGTCAAACAGTTGCTTAGTGCTAGACTGAGGACTCAACTTGTAAGAAGTAAGTGCAGACTCTATTGAGAATGTAGCAAACTCTAATCCATTAGGCGCACTCTTTACAAACTTTCTACCTTCTTCTGCATTCTCTGAACGGTGTTCACGCAAAGCACTTTGCTGGAACTCGTTATCAAAGAACTCTAAAAGAGCATCTTGTGTTAAGGTACTCACAAAGAAAGTATTGAATCCAAGACCAGATACTTCTTTATTGCCCTTGGTTGTTTCTATGATACGAGCTATCTTCTCTGCTTTCAGACGGAAAGGAGTAACTTGAGGCATAGACATAGACTGTATAAACTGACTCTTAAGGAGTAATTCTTCAGGAGTCAACTCAGTTTGCTTAGGACTAGGAAGCATGTCAAGCAAATCACGCATCTGTGGATTGTACTCTACCAAACCTTCAATAATCTTGATAGCTTCTTCGTAGTTGGTAACACCAGAAAGTTTATCCTGTAGTAAGTTCTTGTTGTATAGGAAATCTCCATTGGTAGGAAGACCTAGAGAATCTCCGGTAACTACTATAACTTGACCAGCAACCACTTGTTTGTTTGGAAGACTGCGAATCAACTCTACTACATAAGGGTCGTAGTACTGAAGTGGGTTAACAGCAGATCTATCTGCATATTGACCTACGTCCTTACCTTCTTCTCCTGGAATAGTATCTTCCTGTACACTTTCTTGAGTGTCGTCTTTAGTTGTAATTTCAGATTGCACTTTGAACAAGTCTCCTTGTACAAATGATTGGTGGTGATCTACTGTATCCAACCAAGTCTCATCGTTGTATACGATTGGCTTTAGCTTATCTATTCTATCTTGAAGAATGTCTGCAGTACCTGCGTCCTTCTTATTAATAGCAACTTGAAGTTGAGCCTCGTATTCAGCAATTGCTTGACGGAAGTTTTCACGTACAGCATTATACAATTCAGGTACGTACTGATTACGGATACTCTCATCGAGCAAATCACTAATCTTACGGCCATCAGCTTTCATCTTAGCGTACAAACTATAATCTATGAAGTTAAGAATCTCAAATCCATCATTGGCTGCGTAGTCCATAGTATGTTTACCCTTCTCATCCTCAGTAACCAAAGTAAATGACTTGGTACGGTTAAGAATAGTTTCTGCTATGTTCTTCTCAGACCTTCTGTAGGTGTAGATCTTACCTGAGTAAAGGTTTTCAAATACCTCAGTAACTTTACTCTGTGCTAAATCCTCTGGAGATAAGTTGCCTCTTTTAGTCACACCATTAAAGAGTGACTGCAAGAAGTAGTAAATACGGTCAAACAGTTTAGCAACAGGTTTCTCAACCTTAGCAACCTCAGTAACGTCTTTTGATTTCTTCAAGGCAAATGCTCTGTACTCCTCTGCCAATACTTCTTCAGCTTGTCGTTGAGTCAATGCATTGTAGGGGATAGACATATTACCTATCTTGAAACTACCTTCACGACTTGTGATGGTTTGATACAAAGCAGCTCTCTCAGCAGGAGTTAAATACTTCTGTGAGAATTCATGCCAAGACTCGTGGTAGATATCAGTGTAGTCAGAACCTTTGTAAAGAGTCAAAGCGTGTTTTGTCCAAGTAGCATAGGCACCGCTGTTAACCACATTGTGCATGTTGGCAAAACTTGTAAACCTACTGATAGGACTATTCTTGAAATTATTGTAAGCCTCTAGTCTATCTAAGCCGGTAACCTCCTCTATCTTATTTACTACAGAGTTTGGATCCTTGCGGAGATCTTCACGGGATACTTGCTCTTGGTTCACACTAATAGCACGACCCTTTTGTACATTCATTTGGTTAGCCCTACGAATGTATCCAGCAGCGATTTCTTCTAAAGATTTATCACTATTAAAAATATAATCTGTAATTGACTTTACTTGGTCGACTACAGACATCTTATTAAATCCAGCATACTTCTTTTGAAAGTTTTTCCCAAAGGTAATAGCTACAGCTAAGGTAGCCTTACGACTATCTCCTTCGTACAATCCTTCCAGGTTAGCATATAGAGGGTTTGCAGAAACACTTTCTGTAGCACCTTTACCTGTTGTTTGTTGTGATAATGGAAGACCATTATTTTTATCCCATAGGTAGTAGGCAAAATCTTCACCCACAACATCAACAAGGCTGTTGAATTGTTTACGTATAGTGGAATTAGTTAGATTAGGACAAATCATTGTATTACAAATATACTTTATTAATAAAAGTTTGCTCGTTAAAAGTTAAACCTGTTGGGTTTGTTCTTACCGAAAGTTTTGAATCGATTACCTGCAGAAGGTTTACAATCTTCTTGGTTCTTCTTACCCTCCTCTTGCTGAGAGTTATCCATAGAATCATATACAACAGAGTTGGCAGGAGTCTGAGGAGTTTCCTCTACAGCTGCACTCAAGTCTTCTAGGGACATCTTACCCCTTGGGACATTCTCTTCTACTTCAGGTGCAGTAGTTTCGTTAGACACTACATTAAACTTAGTATTAGATCCTGTTCCTGTTACCTGTATTGACATAGGATTATCTCTTAGACCACCCTTAAAGGCAAATACTGCAGCGTTTGTATTACCTACTTTAACTGTAATACGGTAGAAGAAAGTATTTGCAAATACACTACCTACTTCATAATCAGAGGTTGCAAGTTGACCGGTCTGTGGGTCTTTAGTAATCACTTCAATGTTTACAATGTTTGCAGGATTAATCCGCATAGCAGCCACGGCAGCATTGTACTTATCAGCATTGATAGGCTGAGTAAGACCTAATGCACTTTCTACTTGGTCTGTAGGTATAATCTGCAACTCATCATTTACTTTAGGTGTAAGAGTTGGTCTAGTAGGAGTTTCTAAAGCAGCTAGTTCTGCATCATATTTAGCATTAATTGCTTGTTGTTTTTGTCCAACTTTAGATTTTACTGTTTCATACTTTTCTTGTATTGCTTTATCAGCATCTTCCTTTGTATTAAATACAGTTACTTTTACTTTTGCTGCTTTGGTCATTTTACCATCTTCTCCAAATTCAGCGGGTGACATAATAACCGTGATTGCTTCATAGGAATCTTCTCTACCATCATAATTATCAGCAAATAATGTATCTTCTACCAAAATATTCATACCCAGACTAAACTTCATACCTACTTTAAAAGTGGGATGATTAGGATTGTTAGGCATAATAGCTTCTAAGCTTTTTGTATCTCTCTCATCATAAGGTTTTAACTCTTCTTGTCTTCTTCTTTCTATATCAGCTTTTCCACTCCTAGTACTAGTAGGAGTTTTCTTTGCGGGAGCAGGAGCACTAGTCTTCTTTGTAGTAGCCTTCTGTTCTACGGCAGCAGAGTCTAAGTAAAGATTCTTGTTACCCAAAGTAAGTAAGTTGTCTTCCTTGTCTACTGGGAACTGATGAGTCCTTTTAAGATAGTCTAAGTAACTTTCATTTGACATAGTGATAGTCATGTTACCTTCTGCATCCTGTACTCTTTTGAATCTAGGCAATCTATCTCCCTCACGCTCTCCGTCTTGTAGATACTTTTTGTCTACTTTGTAGTACATCTTTTGGAGTAGTTGAGAAAATTCTTCCTTACCCAAAGTTCTGTGCTTGTAACTTCCCTTCTTACCAGTAGTTAATGTTGGTTTCAAGAGTTGGTCAAGTTGATAAACCATCTGACCTTCAGCGTTAGTAAAGGCATAAGTATCTCCGTCAAATAAAAGAATACGACTCTGAGGATCTATCTGGTTCATGATAGACATTAGATACTCTTTAAGAACAACAGGATTTACTACAGAAGCATCGTTAGAGAAAACCAAGTCAGCCAACACATCAGCATCTTCTTTACTGATTTGAGTGTTCATAATGATCAATGGATTTCCGTTGTTGTTATAGTACAGACGACCCAAGTCAAACTTAAATCGTTTTCCAAAGATTGCTGTGGCAGCATTCTCAGCCAACTGAAAGTCCTCTAGTTTTACAGACTGTCCTACGGTAGTCTCACCAATGAATTGGAATGCTTCGGGACCAATAAGTACACCTGCTGTTAGTTCTGCTGGCACAATAACATCTGCATCGTCATTCTCAGAAAGATACTTTACCAAAGCCTCACGAGCCTCGTAACCTTTCTTATGAGCATTCATTACATCTCCCTCTTTGATACTAAAGTCTTGAGCATCTTTTACAACTCTTTGAGAGTTTCTCCAAGGAATATTAGGCCATGCTTTGTTTGCGTTCTTTTCAGAAATAGTAAACTGTAACTCTAAAGGATAACCATCAATCAAAGCTACCTTGCCTTTCTCATCAGCAACAGTAACAATAACAGAAGGTTGGGTTATAAGACCCTTACCTTTATTTTTAATGAAGTAGGAAAACTCGTTGTTACTGAAGAAGTGTTTGCCAAGCAAATCATTGATAGGCTGTAAGAACTCATCCTTCTGAGAATCATTCAAACTATCCCACACATCTACAGTCATATCTGTCTGTGTGAAGAATTGGTTAATTGCTTGAAGGTCTTCCTCAATTTCTTGATTAGACTTGTTAGGGTACAATTTACCAAGAGTTTCTCTTAAGTACTGTCTACGGTTAACAATCTTAGTTTGAATCTCACCGTCTTCTGATAGAGAATCTAATTGAGCTACTCTACGAGCTACAGCTATGTCAGAGTTTCTTACATTCTTACCGTCATACTCAATAGCGGCTGTCTTCAAAGAACTGGTTAACTGCATCAATCTAGACCTACGTGCTTGTTGTACGCTGTCTAGTTGCTCTAGTTCTTTCTCCTGAGACTCTAAAAGTACTACGGGAGCATCTTCTATAGGTGCATTAGGGTTAAGGCCTTCAGGAGCCTCCTCTACAACTGTAGGACTAGGAGTAAACGTAGTAGTAGGATTCTGAAGTAACATCTTCTTCATGGAACGATTCCACAAAGCCGCTTCATTCAAAGTTTCTGTTAAGGTTTCTGCTCTTTTGCTTTTAGCATTACTTGTAAGTAGGTTATCAATCTCATTCTGGATATCCTCTACAACTGCTTTCCACTCGGTATCAAATTTAACCCGGTCTTTATCAGCCAGATAATTATCAATAATCTTAATGAGTGATTTTGCTCTTTTACTTTGAGCGTTGAATCGAGAATTAATTCGGTTCTTAATAACCTCTACAATTTGTTGAGGAGTTTTATTTGCCGTGATACGATTGTAGTAGTCATTCTCTTTAAGTTTCTTTTCAGAATCTCCTGCCTCATCTACCTCAGTACTTGCAACACTAGCTGCATTAGCCAATTCAGACAATTCGTCTGAAGGAGGATTAGCAGGATCTACTACTGGAGTATCTACGTTATCCAATCTACCTGTAGCAGCCAAAGAATCACTTCTTCTTTTGCCACGGAGTTCCATCAAATTATTTCGAAGTGCTTCAAACTCTTCATTAGAGATATCTAGTTTTAATCCTTCATCGTGGGTAAAAGTTTCACGAAGTGCATCTGGTTCGTAGAAAGACTTAACGTTTTCCTTAACCAACTTATCGAAGATAGGAAGCAAAGCATTCATCTTAGCTTCTGGACTTAACTTGCTAAGATTATCTATAATAGTGGCGTGAGCTATACCAATGCTCTCCTGCATGATGTTAAAGAATCCACTATCAACATGGTCTTGGTTTTTACTAAGTGCTCTAACCAAGTCATGCAAACCAGTCAAGTCATTACTATTGATGAGTTCTTCTAAGCTAACTTCAGCTATAGAGTTTTCAAAAGCATTCCTACCATTCTCTTGTGTAGCAGTCAATTCATCAAAACGAGCACCGTAAGCTTCCATTAAACGTTTCTTGTTATCCATCATTTCTTGGCTAACATTCGCAACGTTTTGGTCTAGATACTCGTAGTCTCTCTTAATAGCACTATATGAATTATTAAGTTCGGCAGGACTCTGCATCTGAGATATCAAACTAATCCTATCATCATACGCTTGGTTGATTCTCTGTTTTTTCTGAGACTCAGTCATACTAGCGTACTGAAAAGCTCTTTTCTCAGTCTTAAGAATATCTGTATCTACATCAGAAATCATTTTATTCAAATCTTCCTGAGTAAAGTTGAATGAGTTATCAGTCATTATACCATTCTCAGTCAAGAACTTAACTTGTTCTGTAGATAAATCTCTTCTATTGAAATACTTATAACGACTTAACTGCTTCAACGCAAAGTAATCTTGCTGAGACTTCATGTACTCCGCCTGTTCTTCTGGAGTTAATGTTTCTTCTCTAGCTCTTTCAGCCAACTCAGCCACTCTAAGCTTTAACTCGTCTGCTCTTTTAAGTCCTTTATCAGAGATTTCACTCATCAATTTGTAACTGGTCAACTCTTCTCTCTGTTCGTCTGTTAGAGATTCAAAGTCAATCATGCTCAAAGTATTTCTTTGGTCGGCCCTAGTAAACAAGTTGAATCGAGCATCTTCGTCGTCTAAGAAAGTATTCAAGTCCTTTAGGTTATCTAAAGAACTCAATGACTTAAATGTACTTGCTAGGTTGTCAATCTCAATAATTCCATTCTGTAGATCTTTCTGAGTCATACTTCCTGGATTCTTTCTAAAGTCAGCTACTAGCTTAGCTTTAAATAGTTCAGGGTTTTGCGCAGCCTCATAACGAGCGTAATCACGCAATGCATCAGGACGAGTAATCTGATAGTGACGCATGCCTGTATTCAGACCACTGTAAAGCAAACCTCCCTTGAAAGACTCTACAAAAGTATCAATGATAGTACTGTCATTAAGTTCTGTCTTCTGTCTGCCTACTCTATCGTACTCTTCTTCGTAACCTTTGGAAATCATGTACTCACCAAACAAGGCCATTTCCTCTTCCATAGTTTCCAAAAGATTAACCTTTAAAGCAGTCTTGGTAAAGTATCCGGCTCCGTTTGCAAAATTTGTAAAACGTTGAGTTCTTGTCAAAGGAACATCTGTAGCTGTTCTTGCTGCGGCACCAAGACCTCTTCGGTATCCAGTAACCTTTAAACCTCCGACTTCGGGAAATCCTAATCCTTCCGTAAGAGCTTCATTGAAAGCCATTAGTCTAGCTCTTTCAGATGCATTGCCTCCCCACTTAAGTTCTTCTTGGTATACACGAGGGTACACAGTTGTATAAACAGAAGCAGTAGTTGCTACCCTATCAGCTATTCTTAGAGGGCCTCCAACTAAAGGAACTTTCTTAGGAAGAACTGCAACTTTATTTATCTTGTCATAAACATTAAGAGTCTTAGTAGCAAGACCAGCAGTAGAAGCTCCTTCCGATAAAGCAGCGGCTTCAGCAGAAGCAGCAGAACGTACAGCGCCTCCTACTCCTCTAGTCAGAAGAATAGTAGGTATCATATCTCCTACAATCTGAAGACCTGATTCAAAAAAACCTCCCCAGTTCTTTTTAGAACCGGCTTTTGTTTCGTAGAATACTTGACTTGATAAAACAGGATTCCCGTATTTATCGTAGTCAATTACTTCAGGTTTATAACCAGCATTTAAAGCTAAGGTAGTGTTCGCATCATAAGTACCTGTCTTAGGTAAATTGCCTAACAATGCTAGGTTAAACAAGAAATTAGTTCCGGCTACCATAGCTTCCTTACCTGAATGATACAAAGCATTCAATGCACCGCTTCTATCTCCTTTCTGTACTCCATAGATACTATCTATTTCTTTTTCATGCTGAACTGCGATGTTCAAAGCATTGTTAAGCTTCTCAATCTTTGACTTGTAAAGAGGATTGTTCTTAGGACTAACTCCTGTTGGTGCTTTTTCTTCTTGGAGTCTTGCGGCTTCCAGAGTTTTATTCAATTCGTTTTGAATTGCTAACTTATAAGTACCTAAAGCTTCTGATGCTAAATCATGTTTCAAGAAAGCAGATTCGTCAAAGACAGATTTTGTAGGATCACTCTTAACAGTCCTACGCATTTTATCTTGGAAGTCTTTAACATACTCAGCGTTCTTCTGCATGTTAGATCCAACCATCTCAGGATTCCAATAAGATGCCCACTTGTCAAAAGTAGTCAAAGCTAAGTCGCTGTTTGGATCTCTGAAAAAGTCTGAGCCAGGTGTTTTAAACTTGGTCTCTAACAATGGCATCATTATATCGTCAAGAGCATTAGGTTTATTAGAGACCTTACTACTTTGCTCAAGTAGATTAACCATCTTGTCTATACCTAAATCACTTACAACCTTACGTGACTCAAGCAACTGACGTTGTTGGTTTACTAGTTTAGAAACATATTTAGTCACATCCTCGGGAGTACTATACTCCTTCAAGGAAGCGTAATCAGGTTTATTACTGCCTAAGTATTTTTCTAAATCGTATTTTTTATTAGTATCATCTGATTGAAATAACTTAGCAGTACCTCTAGATAATGATTCTACAGTACCAGCAAAGTCAGCCCAGTAATCAACCCCACTATGTTGATTTGTAGTAGCTTGTTCCTGCAAGTCGTCTAACTCTTTTGTCAGATTTTTAAGTTCTTCTGAACCTTTATCAAAATCTAAATCAGAGATACTAGTAATTCGATTGTAGAGATTAGAAGCATGTGCGTCATCGTATCCAGCTTCCTTAGCCAAAAAGTTAAGTGAGTTTACACTTAGGTTTCGTTGACGATCAATTTCATTTTTATATCTAGCATACTCTACTTGAGGTCTTAAAAATTCCTCAGAGTGGTAACTCTTAAATATATTAGGGTCTTGGCCTAAAACATTATCTACTGCAGATTTAATTACATTAGAATCTAAAGCACTCTGCGAAGGATCTAGTCCTAAGAAATTAAAATTTCCTTGAAGTTTTTTTGCCATTCTCTTATTCTTTAATCTTAATCTCTTGTATAGCGGCTAGGTAGGAACCTGGTTTTTTCAAGAAAGCACTATAAGGAATATCTCTTACTTGTCCAGTTACTTCTTTAACAGAAAGAATAGTACTTGGGTTGATAGTTACATCGGTTCCAGAAGAGTTCTTAGCCTTGCTAGTACCATTCAATATATTTTTAATTCCCATCAACTTGTAAAAAAACTGTTCAGCTATTTGAGGAGATGAAAAGGTTTCATTAATCATACGACGGTCTACAGGATTCCAAGAATTTTCTTGACTTGCTCTTTCTAGAGTTTCTTCGACTGTCTTATCTCCTGCAAACCTTTGAATAGCAGTTTGGTTTTGTTTACCTTGAGCTAAGCTTTCTACTTGACCGTACCAATCTACAAAAGACTGAACACCTGGTTGTTTATCATAAGCGGCAGTAGGCATGTAGGCACCGGGAGCAAGAGATTGTTCTCCTGAAGCTTTTCTAGCACTCAAACCAAGTCTATCCAATTCTTGCTCTTTAGCAATGTCGATACGTGCTTTAGCTTGTGCCTCTGTGATGTTGTTTGCCATCTTAGCACGATCTAGTGCATAAGGGTTAGCTTCTAGTTCAGTCTTCTTATTCTCGTATGCAAAAGAGCCAGAAGCATCATTAATTATGCTGTCTTTGATAAAACTTACTAAGTCATTGTCAGAAATTTGATCAGGAGACTTACTAGTTTGCTCAGTGTAATACTGCCTAGTTAGGTTAAGTTGGTTGATACTTTCGTTAACCCTCATAACTTCAGGAGAGTTTGGTCCGTATCTTTTAGTTAACTCATTCTTGTCTGCTTCATTCTTAGCTATCTTTGCACCAATATCTGTAAGGATAGTCTGATGATTCTGATAGAAGGATTTAACCAATGCATCTTTATCAGAGTTCATCACACGGTATCTAGCCTCCATGTCTAACTGATTCTTACCTTGAGCACTCAAACCGTTTAAGTAAGCATTTCTAAATCTTTCAGCAGATACACCAGAGAATGATTTCTTCATAATCCACTGACCACTTCTTTCGTCAAACTCAGGGTACTCAACCTCTTCAGGTTTAAGAGTCTTAGATAGCTCGCCCCAGAGTTTAACATGCTCATCTGTGTAGACTGTATAAGGATTGTAGTTTAACTTACTGCCAACCTTACCATCGTTTTGCCAATTCTTAATTTCGTTGAAGAAGAAAAAGTCATTTACGTTACTCTTCTTAGAAGCATCTAACTTACTATACTCCTCCATCATCTTCTTGTAAGTAGCACTAGACTCTGCTGCTGACTTGATGTATTGATCATTGATAAGTTGTTTGCCGGTATTCAAGGCAGCTGTAACATTTCCTTTAACTGAGAAATCAAGCCCTGCTGTTTTGTTCAAGGCATTGACAAGTTTAGTTGCTTCTTGGTCAAAGTACTTTTTATCTTGATCCTTTAGTAAAGAGTTACGAATTTCTCTATATGTATCTAGTTGAGAGTTTACTAATGAAACTCCCTCATCAAACATTTTTTGCTTGTATTGTACACCCTTAAGAAACTCATCCGCAGGTAGCGGAGATACATAATCAGGGTATACAAAACCTTTGGAACGATGTGTAATCATGGTAGGTTATTTCTTTCTAAAGCCTCTAGCTTTGTTCTTTTTAAATGGATTGAGATAATTATCTAGTTCTCCACCCATCTTAAAACTAGGACCATACTGCATAGACAAAGGTAGGTTAGTATTTAAACTACGTTTTGTTACTGGCGTAGAAGGAGTGGACGGAGGAGGAACAGTACCTTCAGTCTTCATTGCACCACCCATAGACTCAGGCAAGGTTAACAAGTTAACTCCGTTATCTTGGTTAAAGGTAGGTCCATATTGCATAGACAGTGGCAAGCTAGGATCTAAACTTCTGCGATTAACCATAGGAGTACCTGGGGCAGTAGCAGTAGTTGGAGGTGTTTGTGCGTTTGGTTGGGTAGCAGGTGTTGTGCTTGGAGCTGGGCCTGTAGTTACAGAAGGAGTTCCTGTAGTACTAGATGCTGCAGGACTAGTCTTACCTGAACTGCTTGAAGAACTACTCCAACTAAAAGATGCAGCACCGGGTGTTGGCGTTACTTTATTTTCTCCTTGTTTTTTATTTAGACTTGGACCGTAAGTATTAAGGTAAAACTCTTTAAGGTTTTCGTCTTGATTATACTTATTTCGGAGATTTACAAGGTTAGCAACAGAAGCCTGTTTAGCTTCACTTTGATTACCTAATGCAGTAGCGTACATGTCATTGTACCCTGTGTTGAAAGCATCGGCATTGTAAACGTCTGCTTTGAACTTGGCATCTGCGTTATACAAGTCAGCCTTCCACCTACCTTCAGCATCATAGTTTTGTTTGGTTTGGAATGCTTTCTGTTTAGAATCAAGTCCTGCTATGTATGCCATGTTAGGATCTGCTCCATAACGCATAGCAGCAATAGCGTTGTTATCTGCGTCTTGTAACTGACTTTGGATGTTAAGCGTTTGAGGTCTAACATAAGGTGCAGCTACTTCAGGAATTGCAGGAGTGAATACTTCTTGAGATTGAGCAAGTCCGTAAGCACCGGGGATATACTGGTTAGTAGGGAATGGCTCCCTTTCATACTTACCTTTCTCAACTGTCTGTACATTAAACTCACCTCCCGGAGGAGTTTCTTCAGGAACATTCTCAAAACCTAACTCAGGAACTTGCTCTGTATTCCTAAGACGTTGAAGCTGTCTTATTGTGGTGTTACCCATAATAGCATCTTCGCCAGAAATAGGTTTACCTAAGTAACTATCATCCATCATACCCTTAGGTGTCAAGTCAAAGTCTTTTAGTTGTTCTGCATACTTAGGATCTTGTTGAATATCAGCCAAGTCATGGTAACCTGCTTGGAACATAGAAATCTCTTCTTCCTTCAGTGGTTCTAGTCCTAGTTGTTTACTTAACTCTTGGTATTTTTTATTCTTCATACCACCTGCCGTTCTATCGTAATCTTCACTTGAGATAGAAGCTGCTAACTTAGGATCTTTCGCTACCGCCTCGTCAATTTGATATAATTGTTGTTGAGTCTTTAGATAGTTGTTGAAGAACTGTTCTTTTGATACTGTAGTACCTTTATGTTTAGGGTCGTTCAAGTACTTTTGGTACATAGCATCACGTGCTCCCTCTAACTTAGGGTCCATGAAACGATCACGCATAACTCCAAAGTCTTTATTAAAGCCTTTGTCAATGGTCTTCATGTCTTTCTTAGTTACCTTTTTGATAGTACCATCAGCACTTCTAACATAGTCACCTACGTTTGCTTTTGTTTGATCCTTCTCGTCTAAGATAACAGCATTGTCAGGAAGTTTATACTTCTTACCTCCATCTTCCATGTTGGCAGTAATCTTTGCTTGTACATAACCTGGAAGAGCTTCAAAGCCAGGATTGTTAATTCCTCCATTAGCCATCTGAGTTTGCTCAGGCATGGGTTCCCCTGTAGAATTATTATTTAAAATCTGTTGGTCACGGAACAACTGATCAAGTATCTGTTGATTACGCTTAAGAAGTAATTCAGCAGTCTGTCTATCTACTTGGTTAGTAAAAGGATTGTCAAGCAATTCTTGATACTGTTTCAAATCGTAACGCTTTGCTAACTCAGCAAAGGTTCTAGTATTGTCTTTATATCCAGACTTCTTTGGACCTACTCCCTCGTCAGACTCTTTCTTGTCTTTGCTACCCTTGATAAGTTCTTTCATATCTTCAAGGTAGTCTAGGCCTAATCCCATAGACATATCCCCACCATCTTCCATGTACTTATTCATAAGCATAAACTTCTGCTCAGCAGGCATTTTATGCAAGTCTTTTGGTTTGAGGTGGTTTGAGAATACTTTAGTTCCTTCTGGAAGGATAGTATCGATACCTCCTTTTTTGTGTGAAGGTCCTTTAGCAATCTCTGTAGTTCCATCGGGAAGAATCAAAAACTCTCCTCCCTCAATCTCTACGTTAGATATTGTGCGATCATTTAACCCATAACGAGTATTAATCTTTGCTCCGTCTTTAGCCATGATTGTAGGTTGATATTCTGTGCCGCCACTGGTAGTACGTCCATACATCCAGTTGTAGTCATTTATTGGTTTTGCATCTACGCCTCTGTTTTGGATAGAGGTCTGTAATTCTTGCTCCCTGCGTATGTCGTCTTGGTAATTTAGGACACTAGAAGCACCAGCTAATCCTAGAGTAGCATAGTCTTGCCAATTGCTTTTACCTTGCTCTTTTAACTTATCAAAGACGTTGTCCTCTTTTTTAGTTTCTTTAGAAGGCGCAACATACCCAGGTGCAGCAGATATAGCATTTCCATTCTCATCGGTTGTTTCACGAGTTCCTAAGGGTGCACCAGTAATGATGTTATTCCCTTGACCAAATGTACTTAGGAAGTCAGGAGTGGTTACGCTAAAATTAGGGGCAGGCGTTGGGGTTTTAGGGGCCTGTACAGTAGGGATACCCATTGGGTTTCCTGTAACATCTTCAGACTTCTTTTCACCACCTGGTTGAAAACTAGTCTTTGCAAACTTTTTATATAGAGAATGTCTAAGCATTGATTTTAATTTTTAAAGTTATAATATTAAATATTAATAACTCAATAAGTTATACTTATAATACAAATATACAAGATTAACATAAAAAAGCAAGGGGTAATTGCTTACCCCTGACCTCTGCTTTTCTTTAGATAATTCTTACTAGACTTTAGCTTAGATGCTTTAGTCTTTGCTACAACTCCCTTCCTTCTTACTTTAGGTCTAGTTTTAAACTTTAGTGCGGTTGAAGTTGATTTTGATTTGGTTGATTTTGCTGCGGTTGCCATTTTATAGTTAGTTTAGTTTAGTGGTTAGCATTTCCAACGTCTACGTGCTTGACGTATTCTTGAGTTAGGATCATTCTTGGTTTTTTGAGAAGCTCTCTGTAACTGCCCAAGTGAACGAGCACAGTAAGATTTTCTACGACCAGCAGCTTTACTGCCGGGTTTAACATTACCTGTTACTGCTGTCTGTAATTTAGAACCTGGGTTGGCTCTACGATATGCAGCAACACCTTTGGCAGTCATACCTGCACCTGACTTTGTAGGACGGTAGTTGGCGCCAGGACCTTTGGTTGTGTGGCGTATTGTTCCGCCTTTTGCCATATAGCTATTATAAAGACTGCCTCCGCTAGCCATAGACTTGGCTTTAATCTTTTTTTCTTGTTTAAGCATCTCAGAAGTAGGCTTTTTACCACTGCCTCTATTGGCACGGATGTTATCCCAAAGACCTCTTTGAGAATACGAACCGTCTTTACGTTTAATCATCTGTTTCATTTCTTTACTTTGGATTTCTTTAGGAAGTCAGCTAGATTATATTTAACCTCTTCTTGGTCAAACTGCTTAGCCAATTGCTTAGCCAAATCTTGTCGATTGTTTTTATCTTTTACTCTGCGCAGAATACTTGCTACTCCGTCTACCATTTCTTTATCGTCATCGTCTTCTTCCTCCTCTAACTCTCCTCCCTCTTCCATAGCTTTCTTAAACTTCTCAGCAACAGGAGCATTGGTGTTAGCTACTACAGTACCATTCACACCAGGAATAGCCATTCCGTTTTGAGCATATTTTCTACCGATGCCACTTCGAAAGTTGGAGAACAAAGAATCAATAACTACCGGTAACTCTCCTCCTGATTGGAATCCCATATCTTCTGGAACACTAGCATCCTCTTCAGGAGTTGTTTTACTAGCTTCATACTTAGCTAGCATAGCATCAAACGCATCTTGTGTTGGAGATGGTTTTTGTTTTATAGAAGTAGTAATGTCTGTTTGGACTGAACCACCATCTTGGAATCCTAGTGTGTTAGGATTAAGTTCTACCATTACTGCACCATTCTTTGCTACTGCAGGTTGTGCTTGATTATTTTTAGCAAACAAGTACATCATCTGATTTATCTTATCATCAGATAAACCAGACTTCTTAAGTTGCTCGTACTGCTTCTTTTCCTCTTGGTTAAATCCTTCCTTGTACTTATTAATGTCATAACCAGGTTCAAGTAACTTGTACCCTTGTTGAATAGAAGAATCTCTTAAAGCCCGGAGTCTTGCCTTTACCTCAGAAGGATCTTGCAGGTATTCAGCCTCGCTGTATCCCTCTTCTACGTTTTGCCCAATGGTCTTGTTCTTTTTAAGACTAGAAGGTTGATTCAAGTAGTCAGGACTTTCTTTTGGGTAAACAGATTTATTGAGTTGCTCTGTAAAGTATGTACCTACTCCAGGATTAACACCATCCTGAAAACCAGCTTGATCTCCTACGTGAGAAAACTCATGCGAATGTACGCCTCGTTCTGTAGGAACAGGAGGTAAATACATCCTGTGGTAGTTAGGATCGTAACCTGCCTTAATATTTTGATTAGTTAAATCTGCGGATACCAAACTAATAGTATCTAGATTCTTTTGGCGATTCTGAATAATGTTAGAGATTTTACTTCTGTCCTCATCATTTAAATCATCAAACGTTTTGTTGGGTCCATAGAACTCAGCAGTGAGTAAATCAGCATAATCACCACTTCCTGTGTACTTAGCTTCTTTCTCTAATGATCTTTCTGCATCAAACTGAGATTGAAGTTTTTTCTGTCTTTTATCTGCTTTTTGGTAAAGCCATTTATTAACAGTACCAGCATCACTAGGCAATGTAGGTAAGTCAGGAGGTCTAACTAACTGTGGATCCTCGTCAGGAACGCCAATCTTTTTTCTAGAAAAAACACTTCCTCCACTTTGCATACGTACTTCGTGTACGGCCTTATCATTGGGGAAGTAGTACTCACCACCAGGTTGCATCATTACTTGCTGTCCTGACTGCAACCCAGTGGCAACTACGGGCTTTTTAAAAAAATCTTGTTCACCGTTGGGTCCTTTCATTGTGATACGGTTGGAAGGAACAATTACTTGTTTCTTCTTTTTGTCCCACAAACCCTTCTTGCTGACATCAATCTTTTTGCCAGCTGCAAGGTTTCTGTAGTTAATACTAGAACCCTTGGCTTTCAAGAATTTTTTATAAAGCTCTTTGATTTGCATTCTAAAGTTTATTTCTTTTTATACAAAGGAGAATTTGCATAGGAAAGACTTACCCTACCTACAGGAGTTTGACTCAAGTAAGTTTGCTTAGGATTAACTACTGGTTTCTTAGTAGGAGTAATAGGTCTAACGGGAGTAGCCAAGCGAGTATTGTCCTGGAAATTACGACCACCCATAGGAGGAACATAAGTAGGAGTAATGAAATCGCTTAGTCTAGGTTGTTTCTGAGGGATAGGACGAACAGGTAAAACTCTTTCAGGAGCCATAGGCTTCTTAGCAACAATCTTTACCTCTCCCATTCTAACAGGATTCTGTTCTGTACCATCAGTAAATCCAGGCTTAGCTGCAGGAGTTGCTTTCTTAGCCAAGATGTATTTCTCGTAAGCGGCTTGAGTGTTTTTACCCCAAGCACCATCTTCTGACAAACCGGCATTGTATTTACGGTTCAACATTCTTTGGTACTCACGAACATTATCACGCTCTGCTTGTTTCTCAAGATCACTAACCATGCTCTTAGCTTGAGCCATCTTAGGATCTAGAGGCTGGATACGCTCTGCAGGTTCCAACTGATCCATCATAAGATTCTGATCTACTGGACTTTCTTTAGGCATTTGAGGTGTCATCTCTCCCATCATGCGGTCAGGTCCCATAGGATCTTTAAAGTCCATACCACCTTGACCCTTACGCATTTTAGATAGTGTGTTAGCTAGGTTAGCTCTCTTTACTGTAGTAGAAGAATAGTCTTCTTTGTTAGCAAGAACTTTGTTTTTAAAACCTGCAACAGACATACCGGCAGATTGTGCTTGTTTGGTGAAGGAACCAGGATTCTGAATTGCTTTCTGAATCCACTTACCTCCTGATTTCATTTTCTTACCACCGCACTCCATGCAAGTTGAGTAAGACTTTCGCAAACGATTCATTTTATGTAAGGGTTAAAAGGTATAATGTTTTAGTGATTAGAGCAATAATCTCATCGATGATGTTTTGAAGATGAGTATTTTCTCCACCAAAGACACTTCTGTGTTTAAACACATAGTCTTTAAGTTGAGTCAAATGCTGTGTTGCATTCATGTACTCTGACTGAGGAATCTTAAAGTTTAATCTTTTCCCAATAGTACCAAAATAGGTCTCTGTCAGAGAGTCAGTTAAATCTAAAATACTTCCGTAGTAATCACCGAGTGCTTTGTGCTCAGCAAAATTAAGAGTCTGTAAGTGAGTTATGTGCATCATATCTCGAGACTGAAACAGTTGACCAATTACTAGTTCTGGTCTAACTGTTGTGAAAATTTCTTTTTCTTTTATCATGGTACTTATTATAAGGCAGTTTGATTTGTTTGATTAATCTGAATGTTATTCACAAATTTATATCTATTGTACTTATCTTGAATTAATCTTACCCTAGTGAAGTCAGATTTTATTTTATTCTTCTGATAAGATAATCCTACGTTTCGGATGGCTTTCATGTTTGGCAACTTATCAATAGGATAATTTGCTGATAAGTCTGTCCACTGATTAGTCCACAATGACTGGCCATTTCCCTGAGCAGCTATGTTCCAGAAACCATTAAAGGTAGATCTACCTTCCCTACGAGATAGTAGTGATTCAATACCGCTAGTGGTCATTCTTGGATACATTATTTTTTGCTTAGTGTTACCAAAAGTTTCAGGAATCAAATTAATTAATCCAGAAGACTGCTCACGGTTGTAGATGATAGCCTTGTTAAAGTTAGCTAAGTTAGTATTGTTACTTGTTCCAAGTGAATAGTACTCGTATTTAGAATAGTATTCTAGGATGTCAGAAAGAATAGTAACAGAGGTAACTGTTGATTGCATAGGAAGACTATTAACCACGTACTCAATAATGTACGGATACAACTTGCCGTAGTAAGTTTGGTAGATGTATGGGTTAAGGTTATGATTCCAAAGTGATGCACCTGCAGGAGTATTTACAATAGTTTGAAAGTGTCCTAACTGCGAGATAAAGAAGTTCGGTAAGAAGGAGTAGAAAGAGATAAAGTTCTTAAGTTTAGGAGCATAAGCTACTGTCCAAGATTTATTCTCAAAGTAAACAGGATTGCCGAGTCTTACTCTGGTTACTGCGGTAGGAGTCTTCAAGACATAATACCTGTAGTTAATATCAAGTCTGTCTGTAATGTATTCTATGGTTGTTGTGCCGGTCCTGTATGCAGGAAGAACACGGTAATCCAACTTAGTAATAAATACTCTTTCAAATCTTTCGTCCCATCCCATTACAATTCCTAGTCCCAAAGAAGGTACGTCTGTATCTGCTTCAGGGAAATCTTTAAGAATCTGGAATGGTAGGTTTTCTTTGAACCAGTTAAAGTTAAGCTCAGACTTAATTTCGTTGAATCCTGCTCCGGTGATTTGATATACGTGACCACGCTTGGCATCTACCCAGAATGTTCCGTACTCAGTTCTCACGTAAGCTTTGTGTTGAGATCCAATGTAACCAAGATCCGTAGTAGATAAGTCAACAGGCTTCTGTTTAAACATATCCGCATTACCAATCTCTAACTGGTAAGGAGAAGTAGAACTAAGCACGATACGTGCATTGTAAACCTTAGTGGTATTCTCGAAGCGAGCATAAACCTTTTCACTCTCTCCAGCATTCAAGTCAATTAAGCGACCACCTTGTTTCGGGAAATCATAATAGTTGCCTGGTCTATAAGACAACCACTTATCAGAAAGAAGATTAGACTTACTTGCTTGGTCTGAATAGATTACACGGTTTTGGTGATTTACTAAACACTCAAGGTTAGGATACTTTAATCTGTAAGGGAAGTTAGGACTCAAGTTTTGAGCAGAATAAGTTCCGTTGTAGTGATAGAAGTTATCAAATCTAATAGGAACCGTAGTCTCTTGCAACCATTCGTCAGGAACTCCTCCACCTACGTTAGGGTAGAAGTTTTCTTTGTCTGTGTCTCTACCAAATCTAAAGTGAGTATTAATATCAGACTCTACGTAGAAAATAGGAATACCATAAGAGGCTGTGTAGAATCTACCATCCTTGAAGTAACGGTTTGCAAAACTAGTAGATGCACCGTCCAATGCAGTCTTACTGCTGAACTTAGACCATACAGAGTTAATTCCAAACATGGTAAGTTGGTTAGCAACAATACTAGATGCTACCAAAACTATGCCGGCAGCAGATGAACCTAGTGCAGATGCAGCTATACCTGCAACTACTCCCGCTACTCCAAACACAATATCCATTCCCGTAAGGTTATTAATATTACTAGATGTACCTAAGAAGTATTTAGGATATCCCATGTTAGGAGACAACCAGTAGTCAAAAGGCATACCATCTTGTTTGGCAGGAAGGTTAACTAGGTTACGAGTAAAGAAAGCATGCTTACGCTTCAGAGCAAAAGGAGTTATGAAAGTATCACCTCCGAATGCAGGGTAGTAATTAAAGCTTAGCTCTGCAGTACCGTCTGTTCTTAGGATAATATCTTTCGTTTGTCCGATAGACACATACTTAAGATTGTCTACTATTCCGTATTGGTTAGGAAACTGACGCTTGATAGAAGTGTAGTAGGCACGAGTAAATCTCTTATCATGCAAAACCTCTACAGCATCACCGTGATCACTACCGATGTAACGAGAGTCATCTATTAACTGAGACTCAAGGTTTTGAATGTAATCACGTAACTTAAGGTAAACAGAAGTTTCTCTCAGACGGTTATGCAATGGAGCATCGTCAAATACTTGAACAATTCTTTCATTAGCATAGTAGCCAAGGTCAATGTATCTACGGGTATTTCCTTTGTGGGTTGTAGAACCTACAGCAACGTATTGGTTATAAGTAGCGATAGAATTGTACTGGTAAGCAAAATTTACAAAAGGAATTACCTTCTCAAGAATGTCAAGAATCAATTGCTCATTGATGAGTAATTGGTCGTAGCGAATCTTAATACCTCCCTCAGATTTAACTCCACCGGTAACTGTAGCATCCACACCTGACTTACCTTCATACTCAAAAGAAAGTAAACCAGCTACGGCACCTGCATCAAAGTAAGCAGAGTCTTGTAGTAATCTATAACGAGGATGTTCGGCTACAGGAACAAAGTGTCCAAGCACACGACCAAACTCTACGGTTTCTACTTTCAACTCTGTACCAATCTTAGGATACTGGAAAGAAGTGTCAGGCGAGTAGAAAGTAAATCTATTGTTTCCTATGATAGGCACAGTAGAGAATCCTCCTACGGCACCTACAGTTGTAGGATCTTCGAACAACAAAGTCTTCATTGGTTCATTATACCAACGATTGTCATTCATCAAATAAGGATCTGTCCTTAAATCATTGTAAGGATAGTTTGAGTAGTAGTATTTTTTGATTGGACCGTCTCCTGAGTTATCCTCGTAGGTTCCAACATCATACATTAAACCCTTTGCGATAACTGACTTATTGCCTACACGATTGCCACGTACCAATTCAAAACCACAGACAACGTCCTTAACAGGAACATCGATACGACGGATTGGATCATACACTGTGTAAGCGTAAGTACCATCTGGATTTTTCTGGTTAAGCAAAGAAACTATGACAGCTTCATCTACTCGTACCCCGATAGGATAGAGGTAAGTTTTAGAGTCGTTTGTTACTGCTGCTGAGAACTGTCCTCCACTAGCAATCTTATTATCGTGGATGTGGGTAACGGCAGAGTCAGGGAACTTGTGGTGACGAATAGGTTTACCACCCAAAGCCTCTGGATCGTAGTAGGGTGCGTTAGGATTCTTTGACTGTCCCCATACCTCATCGTAACAAGGATAGGTCTCGGTAGATTCCCAATATGCAAATTCTCCACGATGCTTTACTGTGATAGCACAACTGTATTGTTTTTCAACATCAGTAGCTTGTGCTGGATCTAAAGGTACGCTAGACCCGATGCCGGCTGTGTTGTATACTTTCCACCTAGGTAATTCAGTAGGGATAGTACAATCAGTTTCTCCAACAAAAACATCTTTGTTAGTTGCTGAGTATTCTACATCTAGGTCATTGCCGGTAACAAGTCGTCCGGGGATATGGAATACATCTGTGTACTTACCATTCTTTAGACGGAACTTGATTCCAAAAGGATAAACCTCATCACGTTGGTATGTGCGGAAGAAGTAAGATATCTCAGGATTACTGTAATCAAATTGTCCATCGGCAGGCATCTCAACAGTTTCCCAAAGTAATTTAATCCTAGAGGCAAACGGTTGGAAGTTAAACTTAGGATACTCCTCAAGGTCTGCAAGCATCAAGATATCATTCTGCTTCTCGATAATATTTGCAGTTTCATAATGAGGACTACGAATCAAAGGAACAATAGACGAGAAGGTTGACTTGTAATCTCCTGTGTAGATAACGCTATCTTGGTCTGTGTATTGATTAACTCGGAAAGTACCTACTAAGTGGTAGGTAGTTGTAGTATTGATGTTCTCAGCTACAATCAGATTGAAGTACTCAAATATACGAGTCTTGTGATTAATCTGTACGTTGATAGACTTAGCAGTAACGTATTCTGTCTGCTCACTAATTGCTCTTTCAAAGATTGGAATACCATTAGTTAAGTCTGAGTAGTCTGTTAGCTCGATTCCTCCCTCGTCAGCGTATGCTACGGCAAAAGAATACATACCGGCAGCCAACTGACCTCCGCTTGTAACAGCTGTTATGTGAGTTTCTGGAATGCAGAAATCAGGAAACAACTTAGAATCTTCGCAGCTTTCTTTAATGCAAGAACGATTGTTCCCACAGGAGTCTTTTCCATAAGGATACAGTGTAGAAAAATAGCGAGGTGGATTATTCCGACTAATATAATAAACTTTGGTTTCACAGTCATCTATGCGATACTCTGCATTTACTGGGAAAGCAGGATCAAAATTTAAACAGCAGTTGGTTTTAGCAAAAGTTCCAGTTGTAGAATCTGGAACTGAACTCTCTTGTACAATTGCCAAGTAGATACTGTCTAGTTCCAAAGTACCTCTTCTCGCTGTAAATCTCTTAGAGGTAGTTAAGATACTATCTGTAACTGGGTTACCGTCACAGTCAATGTATCTGAAGTATTTAGGAATGCTAGCCTGTGGGTCCGTAATTGCTGGATTAGAATAAACCGCATCAGCAACATAATCGAGTACGTACTCAACACAACTATTAGGACATTCGTCTAAACAATCGTCAACAATAATGTCTTCGTACTTACAACAAGTAGCAATACCTGATACTGCTATTCTTTCTGTTTCCAGAATAGCTCTACAGATAGGCGCACAGTTCTCATCTACTACAAGTTCATAACCATCAGGACAAGCATTAGTTAGTTCTATGAAAGCAGCTCCTTCTCCTCCAGCACTTATAGGGCGTTTAGGTTTTGAACTGATTTGTTTGCCGTTACTTAATACTATCTTAGATCTTAGGTTTACTTCACTACTAACTGACAACAACTCAGCAAGAGTCATGTCATACAGCTCGTAGGCAAACATTCCTATACCTGCGGTATTCTTGTACTCAAATCTAAATACGTGACTTCCTGAAGTAATGGTAATCGGGAAGATATTAAGCCTTGACCACATAGTAGACCCGTTGTCTCCTCCAAGTGGTGGTGCAGCATTGTATAATCTTTTAGTAGGGTCGTTAGCGTCAATGTCCAAGACAATTACTCCATCGATAAAAACTCGAAGAGAATCGTCCGCACTAACCGCTAAGAAATATTCTTTTGTTTGTGTGATACAGACAGTTTCTGCAAATCCAATCCAACCAGAAGGTATTACGCTAGTAGTAGGTATTGTGTGACAAGTTCTGCAAGAAACGTTTGTAGGATCTAAATCAGCCTGTACAGCAATGGTCTTAACATATGTACTGTTATTGAAGATAGGATCTGGAGGCAAAGTATCGTTAGGAATCCAAAACTGTTGTGTAAGTTCAGTTGCTATTGAAGCATAGTCAGGAGGTGTTAATGTAGTCCAGTTGCTTGCATACACTTTAGGTAATAGACAACCATGAGTAGATACTACTCCACAAGGACTACCGTTTACACAACTTTCTATGGCATTGTAGGTAATTCCATTCTCATTAATTACTGTGTAAGATAGTTGTTCGCACTGAAGTGTGTCTGGGTTAAATGTAAATCCCTCTGGACAAACTAATGTAGTTACCGGCTCAGGTAAACTTTCTACAACAGTTGCTTCTTGAATAATTGTACCTTCTTTACAGCCACAATCTTTCTCAGTTATTTCTATGTCTAAGCAAGAATCATTGATAGAAGTAATTGAACCTATACGAGATCTTCCGTCAGGATGACTTAGGAACAAAACAACCTTAGATTGCTCAACAATATTTAAAAATCCAACAACTACAAATCCTGCTAAGTTTCCTGTGTCAAAAGTATAACACTCGGTATTACCAGGTTCATTTGTATAAGTAATAGAATTGCCATCATGAGACTGGACGTTAGCATTCAACGCCCACGTAATCTGATTCTCCTTAACCTGCCAGTTAATAGAGTCTAGATTAAGCCCAATGATATTCTGATTTACTTTGTTTTCCATTAAATGATGTGAAATTTGCTAAACTTATTACGTGCCTTAACAACGCTATCTGCACTCTGCTGTTTGGTCTTGGTCAACAAGTAGCTAAACGCTGCCTGTAACTTACCCAATTGATCTTGCTTATAGTATTGAAACTTACGTTCAATCTGTGCAGCAGACTCGTCTAACTGAGAATGCCATAGCATTTCAAAGAATTTAAACTTAAGATAAGACTTGATGTATTCTTCCACCTCTAGGATTTCAGGTACTTTTGGAATACCGTCATCATCACTAGGTCTAGAAAAGTATCTTACATAAATACAGCCTGTTTCAAAAGAAGCAGAAAGAGTTCTGTTGTCGTGGATTTGAATAATGTCTGGCCCTGGAGCATACAGACCTGTACACTCTTCAGTGCATAAAGCTTTTGACCCGTGATAAATACGAACAGGTTTTGGAAGTTTCATGCTAATCCTAAAGCCGGGAGCACTTGTGAATATCTGCTCAAAGTATTCGGTCTTACCACTGCAACACTCGCCACTAAAAGTGCAATCACTTGACTGGTAGTAGTAGCCTTTCATAGTAGTGATACCTGAGTTAAACTCTATGTGAGAGTCGTACAATGCAGCCCTATCCAAAAGTGCAAAATCGCACGGAAGCTCTGACTTGTAGTTAACAAAGTGGCAGATGATATCCTCCGGTTGGAGAACCATAACCTTAAGCTTACGCAAAGACTGGTCTATGAAAGTAGGAATCAAAACCTCACTAATAGCACCTGCCTCAAAATAATGCTTCAGTTCCTGCTTTACCTCGGCAACCAAAGGTTCCGATGATATGAAGTTTATATTTTCGTACTTCATTATTGTAGTTCGTTATTTTTTATAAGTTGAGCTAGGTGCCTTCTGTGTTTCTGGGATAATTTAAACTTGAAGAAACTTAGCGTTGGATATTTTTTTTCGTAGAAATAAGTATGCACTTTATAGATTAAACCATCGGAATGGTTATTTCTATGTGGTGCCCAAATTTTCTGAGCATTGTATCTACCCCAATCAATCTTTGTGTGTAATCCGCCTAATCCATGCACTCTGAGTAATTTTATTACTCCCATCTTAGGAATCTTGATGGAGTAAATGCCTTGTTGAATTTTCTCAAACATCTTTTCATGCATTACTTCAATCACATCACTAAAAATTTCATAGCTAATGTCAGAACGTCCGGTTTCCTTAATAAACTTTCTATGGGCTGCCCTAGTAGAATTGTTTACATCAGAGGATATTGTGTTTCTTTTCTTTACTTCCTTAACTTCCATAATTAAGTCTGCTCATCTCTATTATTACTTTCTTGCTCTACAGGTATTTTATGATAATTAATTAAGTCCTGATTAACCATTTGGATTAAAGAATCCACTAGGTAAGGAGCAATCTTGAATTGCTTATCATACATACTCATACACTGAGAACCATCTGCGTCTTCAATAGACTCAGTAAAGTAAGCGTACATGTTTACAGACTCAACATCAGGATCTAGAACATAGAGATAACCATTACGAATGGTATAATACTTACGGTTAGTCTTAATCCTCAAACGTGTGTGGTTAATAAAGTCACGTATAGTTGTTGGGAATAGTTCTTCAGAGTTAGAGGTATTGAATACACCTTGGATAAAGTAAGAGTAAAGTCCTTCTTCAATTTGAGGAAGTTTTTTCTTAGTTCTACGGATAGGGCATCCTAAGTCACACTCAGCACCAGGTGCTGGTATTAAACAAATACACTCGTATGCTTGGTAGAGGTTGTCAGAGAACAATAACTTCTTTAAGTTTATCTCCCGCTTAATCAAGACAGAAGCTTTGCTTTTGAGCATATTGTAAATAAAACGATCACTAATCAAGTCATCGCTATTAACAAACTTGTTAGCGTTTTTAACTCTAGCGATTAAATCATTATTTGTCAACATAACACTCCTTATTACAAATATAATTAAATTTCATTTTTAATCAAGTTTTACTTTAAACCAGAAGAGCCTAGTTTCCTAGGCTCTTTCCAGTAATAGACAGGGGTAACCAACCAAAAAATCCTGCCAATATCTTATATCACGTAGGTAAATCCTCCAATTACTACCTCAATTAAATCTGTAGCAGTAAGGGAGATACTACCTGCACTGTTCATTAGAATTAAAGTTAAGTTTCCGGCAGAATCAATCTGACCAGTAGCTCTTGTATTGGTCATTGAATATGTTCCTGCAGCTTTGATGTATAATTCTGCTGTAAAGTAAGTTGGGTTTGTAGGACGAATTGCTGCTGGTAAAGAAGCAATAACCTTAGTACCTAGGTGAGTCCAGCTGAATGCACCCAACATAGTAAGTTGGAATACTCCGTGCAAAGTTACCATACTACCATGCTTAACTCCGTAAGGAACAGGTTGACTTCCAAGAGGGAATCGTACTGCATTTGATACAGAGTACTCGGCAGTACTGTTACCAGTAAGAGCATAAGTTACTGGAGCAGTGTTTTCAATAGTTAAATCAAAGTTTACTGCACCGCCTACGCCAGCTCCGTCTGTCTTAGTAACACCTGTAGCAGAACCGTTGATAGTCACACTTACTGATTTGTTTACCCACTGACCACTAGTATCTCTTACTAAGAAATGGTTAGTAGTTGGAGTTGCAGAGTTAACGTCTCCTAAATCATTTAGAGTAGCAGCATTCAAACTTGCAGGACTGAAAGCAAAAGCTGAAGCTAGTGCAATAGTTGGTCCGCAAGAACCTGTAGTAACAGTGAAGTGAGTTGCATCAAACTTAATATTTAAGGTAGAAAGTACAGATACAATTCTATCAAACTGAACTTGGATAGAGGCAGCGGTGTTGGTGTAGTTCCAACTTTGTGTTTTGAACACAGAGTTACTTGGGTAACTACCTCCAAAACAAGATGCCCATGTAACTGCGTAAGTAGATGCTGGGATTGTAGCTGTAGTTGCATTCAAAGCAGCAACCTGAGAAACTAATAAGTTAATTGCTACAGATGCTGTACTTGATCCAGAACCTCCAGGAAGAGTAGATGTATTTACATTTGCAGGAACTGCACTACCACCAGAGATGTAAGTCTTTAAGTTATTTGCATTTGTAGTTACAGTACCAATACTTGTAGTTAAGCTTCCAAACATGCCACACATGTTAGTAGTGATCCAGTTGAAATAATCTGAAATTACACTAGTAGATGGCTTAGTTGTGAATGCGTAAGCTATACAAGGGTTAGCAGTAATTGATGCATAGTTTTGTTGTGCAGCTAGGTTAACAAGGTTTGTAGCAACTCCACCCAATACTTCGTTAAGGTTATACGGAGAAGTTACACCAGGCAAAGAACCTACGTTTGTAAATGCACTGATGTTAACTGTAGTATCGTATGCAGTTAAAGTAGTATTTAAGCTAGATAACGCAGCAGCGGCAGAAGTTACAAACTGAGACTCTGTAGTAATTACTGGACCAATTCCAGTCATTATGCCTCCTTGACGAAGGAGAGAATAGTTTAAAGACGAATAGTCAATACCACCGGTAAGTACAGCAGAACACAAAGCATTGTGAAAAGTGCCTATAATTGAATCTAGAGTAGCTCCTGTAGGAATTACTGCATTCAAAGTAGCAATAGTAATTACCAAGTCATTTGCCGTAGTAGCTCCACCTAAAGAAGTACCAAGAATTTTTACTTGGTTTCCTACAGCATATCCAGAACCTCTGTTAGCAATTTTTACTGTGTAAACATCTGACCCTACTGTACGAGTTACTTCGAAAGTAGCACCTGTTCCAGTACCACTTAAGTTAGTTCCTCCTAGAGTATACACAGTAGTAGTTCCTGGTACAACCGCAGTACCCGCAGAAGTAAGAGTCCCAACAGCTCCTAAAGAGCAATATAAATCTAAACCAGAGTAAGTAATACACTTACCATAGTTTGTAGATAAACAACCAACCTCAGCACACGGTGCTATAGTACTGGTTCCGTAACAATCAACGCAATGTCCCATTTCTTAGTTTATTGAATAGTGCAACAATCACAAAGTTTAGCAATAATTGCCTGAAGCAATTTACCCAAAGTATCTACTTCCTTAGTACCATCACAAGGATCCATACCAATGCAAGTGTAGTAGCCGTTCTCTCTAATCCAGTCTTTAAATTCTTGGCTTAAAGGAAGATCTTCCCACTGTAAATTTCCTTGGTTAGTGTTAACGTTTCCGTTTACAAGGAAGTTCAAACGAGAACGCAATTCGCAAATAACGCCAACCAACTTAAGAACAACTTCTGCTGAATAATACTTTTCATCCTTAACAGTCACAGAGGTCAAGTCCATCAAAGGAACTGTACCACATGCTGTGTTGGCGTTATCCAAAGTTGTTTTAGTAAGTCCGACCCTTGTATCCAATAAAGTCAAGTTGTCATCAAACAACTTAATAATATCGTTTAGGTAAGGATCGCAATAATCCTGCTTATCGATAAGCCCGTTAGCTGTAGGCGTACCAGTGTATTTGACACAACCAGAAGGTTCTATCTCCACACAATTATTAGTTTGACAACATTTAGCCATTTTAGTGTTTGTTTTTAAAAGTTAATGTATTGTAGCAATCAAGGCAGTGTTGGTACTTTAAGAAGCTAGCATACTTCCTTGATTTTTTATGGTATGGTTTTGTTAAGTACTTGATATGCTGCAACTCTTTGTAAGCAGCATGTGCAAGTTTTTTCTTAACAGTCAAGTTCAATTCTTCTGAGTAGGTCATCGGCTTTTATGTAAAGTTCAGCAGCTTTCTCAGGATGACACAAATCCGCCTGGGCTTCTGCTCCTCTGAGTAAAAAATCTACTCTGTCTAAGTAGTATAACATCTTATCATCGTCACAGCAATCTAGGTACTTAACCCACTGTGCTGCAAGACGGCAATCTATTTTACAAGTTCTCAAATGAAACCTGCTATTAATGCCTAGATCAGGGCATGTAGCCAACTCAAAATTATAAACCCCATCAGGCAAATCTCCAGCATCTACTTCAGAAGATACAAATCCAAATGTGTAACCATTCAAGATATTGATTTCTCCTAAATTAAAAACGAATACAAATCCAGTATCATAGCCAGGAACACTAACGGTTAGTTCAGCACTATCCGGGGCTACTGGATAGAAAGATGTATCTAAGACTGAGATAAAAGCACAGTCTTTGGCTTTGTATATTTCGAGGTTTAATTTTACGTTTGGCATAATTTAAAAATAAGGGGAGGAGTTATCCTCCCCATAAAGAATTAATTAGAAAATTGCAAATCCAACGATTACAACTCCGGTATTTGCAACAACACCTCCAAGAGATACTGTGCAAGAACCAGCAACAATACCATCAACTTGTACGGCCAATAGACCAGTACCAGTAGTATCGTTAACTGTAGCTACAATAACAGAATCAGCTTTGATATAAGTATTGTTAAGAGTAAAAGAAGACATTGCGCCTGCACTGATAGTAGCACTTACAGTAGTAATCTCACCAGCAGGCTGGTTCAATGTAACTGCACTAGTAATACTGCCTGATTGCGTTACTGTTCCTTTAGTTAAAGTTACGTATTTAGCGCAACATGTAGGGTTCTTCAGTAGAGTAGTAACAAACTTTTCCAAAGAAGCACCTGGGATGGCGCCAGATTGGATTTGCTTGTTAGTTACAGCGTTTGTGTATGTACCTGTTTTTAGAATGATATCTTTCATTTTTTTTTAAATTAAAAGGTTATAAAAAGGGGGAGGTTAATCCCCCTATTAAATTACGCCAACTGAGGCAAGAAAGAACCAGTTAAGAATGCGTTAATAAAGGTTTTGATGTCTGCATCCAAAGAAGATACAGCAGCATCAACCAAAAGAACTACCGCATGCTCGTTGGTGTCTTTCTTCTCGAATCCTACTGGAGAAGGATCAGTGTAGCAGATTTCATACATTGTGTATCCACTTGCAGTACGAGACTGATCTACAAAGAAGAATTGGTTTGCATCTTCGTTGTAAATAGGATTCCAGTAGTAACGAGCTTCTGCAGTAGCAGGCAAGTTGTTAGTGAAGAAGTTACGCTCCATCTCAGCCAAAGCACTTACAGCACCGATTGGGTACTGGATACTTTGAACGGTAGTAACTGACCATGGGTTAGCAAAGTCTTCTACGTCAAAGTCCATAGTGGTGAAAGGACCTCTGTGTACTTTAGCTTGGAATTTAACCAAGTTGAATACGTAAGGAACTGCATCAGGAACACAAGCATTACCAAAAGCGTCAACAGCTTTACCAGTTACTTTGATACCGCAAGAAGTAACTGAACCTGCAGATACTAATTGTTTTTCCCAAGCAACACCATTGTACACAGGCATTGCATCGATAGCAACCAAAGGAGTGGCAATGATGAAGAAGATTTGACCCAAAGCATCAGCATCTTCAGTGTTGGTCTCAGTGATGGTACCATACGTTCCAGATGGGTAGAACGCTTGCAAAGCAGTCAATGTAGCGGCTTCTGCAGTTGAATCACCTGAATCAGGCAAGTTCAATACATAACGGTAAGAAGGAGCAGTACCTACAATAGAGTGGGTAGCAGCCAAGTACTTACTCAAGATTGGGTTAGCATTGATCTTGTCAGTCAACTCTTGCATGAAAGCCCAACAGTTCAAAGCATCGCAACCACCGCCACACTCTGTGCAAGAAGTAGTTTTAACACGAACTGACTCTTGAATCAAAGGTTGGTAGATACCTTTAGACCAGTACTCGTCGATTTTGAAAGTTACGAAGTACTCTTCGTCACAACCAAATACGGGAGTCTTGCTAGTTGTAATTTCATCATAACCGATGAAAGTGATTTGTTGCTTGGTAGTGTTAGCATAGGTACTTCTAGTTACTTTAGTCAAGTTGTTTTTCTTGATTACAGAAGACTTGAAACTACCATATTTGCTAGAACCTGTTCCTACAGCAACAATGATTTCATTACCAATAGTTGCACTATTGGCAGTACGAGCCAAAACAGAAAAATCTGATTTGTAAAAGTTTAACTGACGGGCAACCAAGGTATCGGTAGTACCTGTACCTGGGAATGCTTCTGCGCTAGTGTCAACAGTCGCAGCGGATCCTCCTACTACGAACACTTGTGTGATTTTGTGATTCATGGTTTTTTATATTTTATTCTGAGTTTTTAACTAAACGATCCTCTGCAAATACCGCTTGGATTTGGTTGTCATTAGACTGTGCTGCAAATTTAACTGCTAGGTCAACTATGTCTCCCTTAGCATATTCCGGCAATTCGCAGTTTACATTATTAGACAATGTACCGTCTAATTTAGTGTAACCCTCAATATCAATATTTTGGGGATACCTTAAATACGTGAGATAAACATTCTCTATTGTAAACTCTTCATTATTGTATACGTACAACTTATTATCGCCTAGGGTAGCTAGTGTGCTTCTCCATTCAAATGAAGGGCTAAAGTTTGCGTCCACATACATGTTGTGAAGATCGCCTTGTCTTACGAGATCAATTGTTAGGTTCTTTCTACAGTCCTGCTTTTTAGCTACACAATAACTATTCACGTAAAACATATAATCCGCAACATCTTCTAAGGAACAGGAAAATCCTGTATAAAAGAGGTCGTTAGTTTTGATGGGTGAAAGTCGTACAGATGATTTTTTCAATATTTGTAAATCATCTATACGCTTTTCAATAGATTCATATCCTACTTTGTAAACGTTATTCGGGTTAATCTTGGTTTTAATCCAAGATAGCTGGGCACGGTTAAGGTATACAATAATATCTTCAACAGGGATATCAACGTTATCCTGTCTGTTGACTTTATTGATCATCAACTTAAACTCGTATATCAGTTCCTCGACGTTTATCATTTATTATAGGGTACTTATTCTAAGTTTGTTTTTCAATTTTTCTTTAAAAGATTCATACTCTACGGTGTTCTTAGGGTCGGTCAAGAAGAGTTCAAACTCCTCAACAGATGCAGCCCATACGTTATCACCTTCGTAAACTATAGAACCTTTAACTCTCACTACGTTAGTATCTACTAAATCCTTAACGAGTGCTTTTACATCAAGCAAATCATCGCTGTATGCGGTGATCTTAGCAAAGTTTTCAATTGGGTCCATACCCAAAGCTACTGTAGGAATCCTCAAGTACTCATCCAAAGCAATGTAAACATCTTCTTCGGAGGCATCTCCAGATAATCCTAAACCAATTAGCTTCTGAATCTTCTTACGCTTAGATGAAGACATTTTATCCAAAGAAGCAATTGCACTGTTGATCTTTTTCTTACGATCAAAAGTAACTTTAGATTCAACGGATCCATCAAATACGTAGAACTTTACTAATGATGTATCTACACTTCCAGATTCGATAGCATCAAGATTCTCTGCAACCATTTCTGTCTCCATGAGCCAGTAAAAGTTAACAGCATCTCTTGGGTTATCCAAGTTAAAAATGTTATCGCCATCTTCCAGGCCAATACCATTTTCTTTTATTTCGTCATAGAACGTACTAGTTGGTTCAAGAGATTCATCAAGTAAAGCTTCATAGTAGTCTTTCAACAACCTAACTCTTTGAACTTCCTGTTCCCTAGCTTTTAGATCAAGAATAGCTTTTAACTTTTGCGAGTTTTCGTCTAATCCTGTTCTGATTACTCCTCGTGAATCTACCCGTGGGTAAAACTTACGAGCTGTTCCTGGAATGAAATTGTAACCATTTTGGTACAACGATCCTTCTAATGTACGTAGATTAGTTCCGGGATCTTTTCTAAAGGGTCTGATAATACGCACCCCTCTTGCAATTGCTTTTGTCATTATTTTGGTTGGTTTTGGTTTTGGTTAATTTTATATCTATTAGGGGGGAGTGTTACCTCCCCCATCATAGACCGCTAAAATTACAAGCGTGGGTATTCTTTAATGATTACGGTACGAGTAGGATCTTCCAAGAAGATACCACAGAAGTCCTTCATGATGTAGGTACTGTATGGATCTTTGTTGGCAATCACAGTTTGTGACTGACCAAATCCTACTGAACCTGCAATGTACTGATAGTACATGTTAGGACGAGTAGACAATTTCACCTCACGGATGTTAGCACCACCTTCGTTGCTTACGTCCATAATGATGAAGATTGGAGGAGTCTTTTTGTTAGGACCCAATTCCAAGAAAGTAGCATGCTCGTTCAACTGTTCCAATTCGATGAATTCTACTGGACCTGTCTCAGTAGTCATGAAGTGGTCAAACTGCAATGCATAACCTTGCTTCAAACGATCTTTACCATCCATGAACTTATCAGCATTCAAAGTCATGTTTTGGTTGTTGAAGTCTTTACGGATTGACAAAGAAGCCAATTCCATACCAGCACGGTTAGTGTATACTTTTACATAACGGTCAGCAATCTTCACACGGTTGTAGAACAAATCTCCAATAGCAGAACGCAAAAGGTTCAAAGAGAATTGACCACGATCATAGTAAAGAACGTTACCCAAGTGCAATTGCTGCCACAAACCTGGCTTCAAACGAGTTGGACGACCTTTTTCATCTTTAGTGTTACCTTGACGACCCCACATCAACATGTTTGCACGCATGCGCAACATTTCCATACGAAGAAGACGAGATACTGTAGGCTCCCAACCAACGATTTTGGTTTTTTCACCTTCAGCGTTAGGATCAGTTACAGAGTAGTAAGTGATATCCAAAGGATTACCAGTAGCATCAGTTTGTGCACCCAACTTAGTAGCATCAGCCCAGTCAGTGATAGTGTGCTCTACACCATATTGGTTAAGAACATCAGCCATAACTTCCAAGTGACCGTCGAACAAACCAAGACCAGAGAAACTAGTAGTGTATTCACCCAACACGTTACCAACTTTGAAATACTCAACCCCTACAACGAGGAAACGCAAGTTAACAAAATCAGCAGAAGTTGAACCGGCAGCACGACAACGATAACGGAAACCGTTTTGGAAACGCTCAGGCTCAGCTACGATTTGGATTTGAGTTTCTTGCTCATAACGGTGAGCAGTGATAATGTCATTTACAGTGAAAGCTTGCTTGTCAAATACAACGTCAAACTCTTGTCCGTCAATACCAGGTCTAGCACTAATAGCAGAAGTAGAACCTACTGCATAAGTAGCGATGATTTTTGGCAATTCAGCACGTTTTTTAATCTTGTAGGTAAAGACACCGTTAGGGTCGTTAACCATGAAAGGCTTACCAGACTTCATAACAAGGTCGATCAAATCGTTAGAATACAAACGAGTGTCTGTAAACAAACGAATCATCATCTTGTCATACTGGTCAGGCTTAGTCTTCAACATCGTTTCCACGAAGTTTTTTTCTGTAAGTTTGTTCAAACCATTCTTAGAATAGTAGGAACTGGTCATATGGGAGTTAGCTATAACTTTACCATTAACCCTAGGCATACTTAAATTTGGCATAGTAGTATTATGTTATTTGTTTTTGTTTATTTAAAGTACCTTGTGAATAAATCCTGGTTGGATTTTGTTCCCTTGGTAGATTTTTTAGTTTTAACCTTCAAGTCATTAAAGATTGAGTTTGTCTCTTCAGTCACACCCTTTCTTTTCATTGGAGTCAAATCTAGATCATTTTGAACAAGTCTTGCTATTGCCAAAAACTTAGAAGGATCTTCCTGTCTCATAGTAGCCAACTTAAATTCAAAGTCGGTAATACGTTGACCATTTGGAAGAACGTGTGGTTTTGAAAGTACAAAATCAAATAAGTCACTTGCAGTGGTTTCATTGATTGGGTAACCTTCAATCTCACCCTTCTTGATAGACTCTTCTAGAACAGAAGCGTACTGTTGTTGACGTTGCTGTTCTTTCTGTTGGATTTCCTGTACTCGTTGTGCATTGTCCTGAGCAAGTGTTGCTCTCTCTTGTTGCATACGTTCTACTAGTTTGCCATGGTATTTCTTAGCATAAGAACCAAGTCTATCGTTATCTTTAGCAAAAGTAAGTTGGTCTTCAATCTCATCTTCGTCCATTCCTGTCTTAGCTAAATAAAGACGAACCACTCTTTCTTGGTTCACTTCATTAGATAAATCAACATTATCTACAATCTGTTCGTTGTTGAACATCTGCAAGTATTGCTGAATAGGAACTTTGTTGATGAAGATATCTTCAACTAGTTTTACTCCGGCATCTCCGTATGTTTCAGTTGCCAACTCTTCAAGGGTATCCCAGGCTCTCTTCTCGATGGTTTCACTCATCTTGTCTAAGAAACTCTGTTCAGTCCACTCTTGGTTTTCAACGTCTTCCGCATCAAGTAATCCGGCTTTAACTAATCCCTTTCCAAAGACTTCAAAATAATTGATGTCATCGGCTTCTTCGTCATTGTCATCGATTGGCTCATCTTCATCGTCATTATCGTCTAAAGGAGCAGGCGCAGGAGTAGGCTTTTTCGCAGGGGCAGGAGGATTGTTATCATCCGCATCTTCGTCTTCCTCTTCTTCGTCTTCAAATTCAGGGTCAAGAATTGGATCTTTAATAGTACCGTCTGGACCCAGAATATCTGGAGCAATGTTCTTGTTGGGATCGTATTGAGGGTTTACATCAATTGGATCGTCACTGGAGAATGATTCAAAGAACTCTAAATTCTCTAATGGATTTTCATTAGTATTCATGTTGGTTGGTTTGGTTAGGTTCAAAAATAATATAATAAAAAATTAACGCAACAGGTTAAAAAAGGCCGTGATTATTATAGTTAAAACTGTCACGGCCTTTTATTATTTCTTCCTGTCGTATTTGTTTTTGTTGGTTTGGGCTATTTTAAGTTTAGTATCGATGTCCTTCTCTTTCAGGTCAAGCTCTCTTTCTTTGAGACTGGCTTCTCTACTCTTGGCTACTTTTTCGTAGTTGTCTTTAGAGATTTGCTGAGACAAAGAAGTTTGCTTGATAAGAAGTTCTGTGGTATCTACCTCTGGGTTGAAAGAACCTTCGTTAGCAATACCTCTAAGCTTCTCAACCTCAAGGCGATTCTGACGATCAAGTTCTTTGTTATTGTCATCACGACGAGCCTGTTCTGCAGCAGCAGCCATATCAGCTTGCATCTTCTGTTGGAACTGTTGTTGCTGTTGATCCAACTCCTGTTGCTTCAATTGCTGTTGTTGTTGTTGCATGGCTTCCTTACGTTTCTGAACATCAGTCAAGGTCTTACGAAGACTACGTTCAGAGGAGGCAGTAAACAAATCAAGCATCTCAATCAACTCGGCACCATTCTGCATAGCAGGTTGAGCCAATTGTTTTAACTGATCAAGAGTAACTTTATCTTCTGCGTAAGAAGAAACAAACACAAACAGCTCGTGAAGAAGTTCGTTCTTGCTTACTTGTAAGAATACATTCTCTAACTCAGAGTTAAGATAGTTTAGAGTAGAGGTAGGTTTTTGCAATTCAAAGTACTGGGCAATATCTAGAATGGTCTGGTAGGTACGTTGCAATACTACGTCATGCCAAGCAAACCAAGTTTCTGTTTGGGCAAATGATTGCTGGAGAGAATTGTTAGCAGCAGTTGCAGTTTCTGATGGTGTAGTGCTTCCAAGACGTTGACGACTTACCCCAATCAACTCGTAAGCTTCTGACCTGATTAACTGAGCCAATTGAATACGGGTTTGAATCTCTGTACTACGACTCAAGTCAACTCGTGACATTTGGTTGAACTGTACAGCACCCCCGGTGTTCTCTATTGACGTATCAATGAAAAGGGCACCACGGTTCTTAGCATTCCACAACATCATCTCAATTGGATCCTGGGAGTCTTTCTTAGGCACAACTTTCAAGTCGCCTAAGAACACAACACCAATTTCCTTTTCTAGAATCTCCCACAACTGGTTCATACAGATGTTATAGAGAATCTGATAAGGCTTGATTAGATCGAGGAATGATTTGCTTTGAGTATTACGGGCAGTATTTACAATCCCAACAATAGGAGGAGTCTGGATGTACTCAAGAGGTTCAATGTTAATGTAGATGTCGGCACCAATCTTAATACCTCTCCACCATTCATTAATCCAAAGTTCTTCTAGGCTTACGTCGCCCATCCTTTTGTCAAACTTATAATCTTCATTTACGAACATCTCTTGCTGGAATCCTTCTTCATCCAAGTAAGTACGTTTGTAGATTCTTTTCTTAGACTGCCAGTAAGCAGTAACTACGGTGAATGCATGCTGAGAGTTAAACGAGAATACGTTGTGGTCAATACCTCCATTGGCAAAGTCACCTACGTTCTCAAATGTCAACTGCCACAAAGGATCATTAGGATTAGGAAGAGCAGGAGATAATGGCGAGTACTCGTTGTTGCGTAAGTTTTGTACGGCACGAGTATTCAAATGCTCAACTTCTTCTGCTGTCAAAGTATATCTCTCAACGATTTCAGACATAGAAAGAACCTCGATAGTTCCCAATGCCCAACAATCGTCTGTGTAGATTGCATTACGATTACCCAAGTACCATACGTTAGAAGGGTTCTCTACTTTGTAGTTAAATCCTATGCGAGAATTGGTAGGGTAGAAGTGGTGAAACTCTTGCCCGGTAATCAAGAAATCCAAGAAAGATTGCTGAGACTTCTCTTTAAAGTTAAAATGATACTTCAGAGCGTTAAGGGTTTTGTTACCCCACTCTTCAGCAGTTGAGGTGTAATCCAAAATTTTATCTTGGATTTCCTGTTCTTGCTGAGCTAACATCTCAGGGTCAACGTCCTTACCTTCAAGGTTGGCACGAAGCTGTTCCATGAAGTGATCCTTTAGAAGTTGAGTTCTAAAGTCAATAGTCTCGTTGATAGCGTCATCATCTACAGCTTTTACCTTGTAACGATGAGGACGGTTAATGAGTTCTCCCTTCAACTGATTGATAGGAGGATTTACTATTGAATAGTGTTTGAGGTATTGCGGAACATCTGGCTCTTGATCAGGTACGTCTGACAAGTAATCGATCATTTCCTTATACTCAGGTTGGTTTACATAATCCTGAAAGTTAAACTCACCATTATACAGTCGGTAGTTCTTACGGAACTTAACATTCTGTTTGTACTGAGCAAATGCAATATTTGCAAAATAGTCCATATTAGACTTGATAAAAGTCTCTGTGGCTTTTTCTTCCTTAGTTACAAATTGTTTCGGGTAGAAATAGGAATGATTGAGAGGGTCATTATACCCCTTTAAAACTTCTATAATCATGGTTATTATTATCTAAATAGTGAGCTTGAGGATTGTTTAAATGGTGAGAAAGGTTTTCTGGATTGAAAGTATTCTTTCATCCGACCATCTTCAGTATTACTATGGATAGTAATTTTATTATAAAGAGTTCGGGACATTGCTAGTGTCAATCCAAATGCAATAATACGGTCAACATTCAATTTTGGTGTAAATTTGAGCAATTCTTTTAACAGTAATGGGTCTAAAATTCTAGATACACCTAACCTAGTTTTACTGATATTTCCATCTTTATCTCGCTCTACATCTATCTCTTCAGTTAGGTATTCAATAATTAATCCTAGTAAGTAAGATTTAATTTCTTTGGTCATGTGAATTCCATAGTCACGATTAACCATTGAGTTAGGGTGGATATCTGTTAGGAAAGAAGGCGTTCTTTCTAGGACTTTAGGACTTATGTTTTTCTCTACACAATGCTGGATAAAACCATAATCCATGTTTTCACATAGGGTCTTGGCATTGTAATACATAAGCAAGAGTTTGGTAGTCTCATACCACTGTTCGATTTTCTTAGGACGACCTGTATAACAAGCTACTACTATATTCTGCCAACCTTCACCTGAAAGGTTATGAACTCGCTTGTAGATATAAGTCGATCCCAAAGAAGTAGAGTAATGTGCCTGTGACTGTTTGTAAGGATCCGTTCCTGCTGTATAAAGACCGTAAGGAGCATCAGAGATTGGGTATTCCCAAATCACTACACATCCTTCTATGTCATCTGCTGGTTTTATTGGGAAGTTGACTACGGGTTTTTTGTCGGTGAACTTGTGGGCAACCTTACCGTCTTGCTTTAGGTAAAGTTCTACATTGTCACCCTTGATGTCTTGGTTGGTTAACTTCTGTAATTGTTCTTGGAGAAGATCTACCGGGAAGATGTTTTGCGACATTTCCATAAAGCACTCCTCGTGAGTTAGAGGATAGTACATTATCTCCTTCAAGTATGCTTCAAGGCCGGATGCTTTCTTAACGTTTTCACGATTCTTAAGAATCATCTCTTTACCTTTAACCTCGTCACTTACCCAGATGGTAATATTATCTAGTTCGGAAGATTCCTCCTTGCCTAGGTATAAGCCTAAAGGTTTATTCTCTCTAGGTACTTTTAGCGACTTGGTGCCGGGAATAAACAAACCATAGGATTTTCCTGATTCATTTGCCTCTACAGAAAGGAAGTTGTATGCTTCTGGGTTATTGAAAAGTTCTTCTAAGTCAGAAGCCTTGGTCATATCTCCTGATGTTCCAATTACAATCGGAGAACAGCGCCATCCATACTCTGAGTCAAAACAAGGAATAGTAGCCGACAGACAGTTAAGCATGTTTCCCTTACCGGCTTCTTCTAACATAAAAGAAGAAAGGGTAAGACCTGCCGCTGCCTCCGTATTGTTTCCTTCATCGAAGTTCCGCACGTGTATGCGTGAGAAAGCGTTACGCTTATTCGAGGTTTTATCCTTGAAACCTAAAGTAACCTGACGCTTCCAGTCATCCTCAATACGCAGGAATCTAAAGTACTTCGGTAAGTTCTGTAGAACCAAATCTACAGCTTGGGTAGTGTTGCTTAAATCCGGTTGGTTTAGAGCTGAAATAAGATTGTCACTACCAAACTGTGTTACGGCTTTGTGAGCCATATAGGAAGAGGTGATAATAGTCTTGGAGATACGACGGGATCCTACTATGACCAGCCCTTTCATACCATCCTCATGACTTTCCGCTCTCCCTATTGACTCATCTATCTGAAGATAACTATCCCACAGTTGGGGTTTGCCTAGTCTACGGACTTTGCGGGCACCAACTAACTCATCTTTGTATAACGTGCCGTAATTTAGATGCCAGTAAATAAACGGGGAAAAATAGAATCCATTGATAGTGACTCCCTCCGTAATCTTCTTATACTCGTTTTCCCAAAACGCCTCAAACTCCTCAGAGGTTTCGTCCTCCGGGATGCTCTTCATGTTGATTAGGAATTCAGCACTATCTAGATTATACATTACATGAATTTTTTCATTAGTCCATTTACCTCCTGTGATCCACGAGCAACTGTCTTTTGCTCTTCTTTCTCACGGAGTTTATCTACAGTCTCGAGTAGGGAAAGATATTCTTTCATAGTATCACGGAGAGACTTAATCTGTGATTCTATGGAAGCAATGACCATAGGTATTGCTCCTCCCTTAGAAGTTGGCTTCCATTCTATGCGGTCTTTTAGTTCCGCAATTGGATTCTTATCTACGTAGTCACGCCACTCCTTTAGCTTGGACTCTGCCCACTCTAATTCGGCTGATACGTATGTTTGTTTTTTAACTGCCATATTTTTTCAAAAAGTCTTGGTAAGATAAATTCATAAAGTCTTCTAGCGTCCTTGCATAGAAGTCTTCATTATTACCAGTCTTCCCGTAAGAGTACCCGGCTTTCCAAAATATTTTCATAGTTGAAAATAAATCATCTTGAAAAGTACTTGGCGGCTCAGGTAGCTCCTTACGGTTAGACTTGATAGGTTGGTTGGTTTCCATTGTCTATTATTTCTTAATAGCTTTCGCTACATTGATGTTTCCATCGTTAGGCATGATGTACAGTTCTACTGCGCATTTAGTGCCTTTGTTTCCACCACACTGGTTAGTGATGGTCTTTGGTTTGGGTTGTGCTTGTGTTTTCATTTTATGATGGGTTATATTTTGTCCACTTTAAAGGTAATTGTTTTTCAGGATTTTCCTCATTCCAATCTGCTATACCGCAATCCGAAGAAAGAGATGCGGTTTTGAAATCGAGGATGCAGCCACAAAACGAACAGTGATCTTCAATCCTGGATGTGTCGTACTGCTTGCCTGTAAGTTCTGCATACTCCACAGATTCTCTAGCGTTTCTGGAGTTGTAAGGACAGTTGAGACATATCTCCATCCTCTCTGCGATAACTTCTTGTTTCTCATTACTCAACAGTCTAAATTGGTTGGCAATCTTGTTCGTTACTCCGTGAAGCACTTTGTCCGCATTCTGCAGTCCTTTTTTGCTCAAATTCAGGTATTCTTTGAATGGATTCATATATTAAATTAAGTCGGTTTTGAAGTTGGTCGAGTCGGGTTAGTTTGTTCATGTAGCCGGCTTCTTTGATTGCTCCGATTTCTTTATACTTCTCAAGTCTTTGTTTTGTAGTAGTAATTGTTTCGGAAAGTGCTTTGTGCCGGGCAAGCAAAAAACTTAAACGTAAATAACTCGGTCTGTTCTTATCTAAGTAAAAAGTAACTTGCTGATCTAAACTAGTGATGTATCCTTGAAAGTATCTCAAGCCCCTAGCAAAGTCAAGTTTAATAGTACCTAGTCCTTTGAAGAAAACTTTAACGGAAGGTTCGTTGTTCATCTGGTCTAAGGTCTTATTGATGTACCAAGAGTAAATAGTATCCACATCTGATGCTGTGCAATCAACTTGCCTAGCAACTTCCGAGTATAACCCATAGGATTTAAACTCTACTTCCTTTCTACTTTTTTCAAGAGATCGTGGCATTTTCTTTATTCTTGGCGGTACTTAGTAACAATGTAATTGAAGCTGTCTCTTTTTGGTTCGGGGATAGTTTTTTGTTAATCACATTCTTTTCCAGTAATCCTAACTTTCTTAACTTGGTAATTGCGTTAGCAATAACTTGTGAAGAAGTGTTGTTCTTGGAAGCCAGCTCATCCTTGATTTCTTTGTTAATAGTTCCAAAGTAAGAACTGTAACCTAAGATACTAGTATGTAAATCTGACAACCTGTATCCAGCTAATCTAGTCAAGATATCAATGTATGACTGGTGTAGTTGGACTCCTTCTTCGTATTTTCTTGCGACTTTCATTTCGGTTGGTTTTAGACAAATATACTATTCTAATAAAAAAAGTCAAGTTTAAAGTTATAATCTTGTAGATTAATTCTATCTTAACTTAAAAGATTAATAGACAAATTTTGAAATAAAAGTATATTTGTACAGGAGACTTGCATGAAAAAAACTAAGATCCCTACAGAAAAACAATTGGTAGAACTTCTCGTTGATGAGTTAAAAGAATACGAGATAGGACTAGCAGGAGAACTGGAAGTGTTTAGTAAAAATCTCTACAAGTCATTCAAAAGATACATTCGAGGTATGGAGTACAAGGACAAGCTACTGTATGAGTTTGTCTTCCTTACCGTTGACACGCTTTTGTATGACACTATGCCCTCACAGAGAACTGACAGTAGCACTGCTCAGGTAGCTGCCGGAGATTAATTCTTTGCTCCATTCAATTTTCTTTCTATATTTGCAGCGACACCGTTTCAATACGATCACCTGTGAGGGCTTATGGTAGGTAGCAGGTCAGAAGTCGGATGTATGAGTAATCCTAGAGATGAAAAGAGGTTTCTCCGATAGTGTCAAAACGTTATTAACGAAATGTGCAGTGCTCTGACCTGGCGACCCCAGGCAATAAGTGGACACAACAGAGACTTGGAGAAATCCATTTGGTCAAAACTGCTGCACTATAAGTTACAAACGGTACAAAATCTAATAGATTTTTCGTTTCTGGAAGGAGTATATTATTTCATCTGAGCAACAGCTACAGCTAAAGACTTCTCCAACGCTTTTGAATAGGCCTTTTTGTTGTGGGGGATTTGCTCGACTGTCAAGAACATTGCATTGACAAACACTCGTTTCTTGGCTTGGGCTTCGTAAACTTTATCTCCTACTGACAGTCTAACAGAAACAATGTAATCTCTCTTCAGTAATTGGATGCCAATAATGTTGACCAATTCTTCTGGCATTGCAATAGAGTAAATCTGCACTTTTACAATTTGACCTGTGTCGGACAAACTAAATTTGTCTGCAATCAACTGCTCAAGGGTTGTTTGTGCACCGAATGTAATTGGTCTACCAGCAATATCAGTTACACTAGCTGTAGATGTTACTGAGTCTACTTTGTAGGATTGTCCTTGAAGGTTAAGAGCCATTAAGGATACGAGGGTGAATAGTATAGTTTTCATTTTAGTAAGTTACTTGTCCTGCATAGCCGGGAGCTATGATGTATAAATTTAAAGTCCCGCCACTAGTTAAGGTTGAGGTTGTATGATTAGTGACTCCTGGGTAGGTTGTTCTTACGTTTGTTGTGGCAGCTTTAATAGCATTGTACTCTGTGGTTGTAAAGATACGAACATCTGGTGCCGTTCTCCATTTAGAAAATCTCCCAGCTTTTCTTGCTGCCACATAATACTTATCGGCAACAGAAATTATCTTGTCGTCATTTACGTCAAACATGTGAAAGGATAACCCATTCCTAGCGTCTTTGTTTAAGATGATATTTGCTACGGCTTGGACATCTGTCGTTAAGTAGGCTTGGATTCTAGTAGGGGCATCTACTTGGATTGTAAATTGATTCCCTGCAACTGTAGTTCTTGAGAAAGAATAATACCCTGACGAGTTAGTATACGCTGTAGCATCTAAAGAACTAGACGAAGTTGTTGTAGTTGACGTAGAGGTTATTTTCCAGCTAGTACTAGCAAAGGTTCCAGCAGTAACTAACGTACTTGCCATCCAAGCACTGCCTGTAGATATACCCATTTGTTCTTGATTTGAGCCATCAGCTGTGAATGTTCTCCAAACCACTATTTGTTTTGATGAGTCTTTGATAAGATACAAATCCCAAACATAATTGATTCCTGTTTGATTGTACTTACAGTTTCCCTCATACCTAACTCTAAACACATCTCCATAAGTCCCGTCTGTATATCGTTCAGTTGAAACATAAGAAACGTTGTTATCTGTAGAACTGTTATCTACCGATCCGATATGGATAGTGGGTTGATTGGGACTTGTTGCGTTTCCGTTATAACCCGAACTAGACGTTGTTCCAAAAGAAAACCAAGAGTTAGCGTTAACATGTCCACTTGTGTAGTTTGTACCTGCATAACTTACTGTAAAAGGAATAGTTATGGCAATTGACTTTTCATCTGTGTTGGCTGTTGAATGCAGAACAGAAGTTCCTCTCCCTCTATCAGAAGGAATACCTGATGTTATCTTAGTTAGCGTCCCTGTCTTTGTAGTTGCCCCTGCTGTACTTTTAAAAAGTTTCACAGCCACGTTAGAGGCACCAGAACCATTTGCGTTATACAAGTATCCAGAATAAGTAAATTGTGCCACCAGAGGGCTTGCAAACAAGAATAGAAGAATAATCCACCTCATATCTTAAGCTTACCTCCCATTAAGATCTGATAGTTGACTACGTCTTGGTTCGCTATGTAAGTTCCTCCCCCAGTCAAACCAAACTTAAATGTCTTTGTGATTGAGTAGTTAATGTTTAAGAAGGGAACTATGATAGGTCTGCTTTTAAACAAACTCTCTGTGTAATATTTTGTGTACGGGGCATAGACTGCCGCAGCAATGATAGTTGCATCGATATGCTTAGAGATCTGACCCTTGTACATGAAACCACCTATTAGCATGGTGGAGATAAGTTCTTCCTCAAACAACTTACCATAAGAACCGGCAGCTCCATAAAGGGCTGTAAAGTTCTTCATTGAGTTCACCCTTACAAAAAGTAAAGATGAGGTATATGACTTAGGCATTAACCCTAAGCCAGCAGATAATACGTTAATGTGTTTGTAGCCTTTTTGATTGGTGCCAATCCAAGATTTGATGCCTCCGATATTTCCTATCCTGGCGTTAACCATGTAATCGGCAGACAAACCAATGGAAGCTGTACCGTCTCCTCGAACACGAGTGAATGACATTGTACCTCTTGCATCTTGTTTGTCACTTCTAGCAGTTTGGATTCCTACTATATCACCGGTAACTAGAATAGCCGGTTTTTGAGTTTCTACTTTACCCTTAGCAGCAGCTTTTGCTGTACTATTTCCTCCAGCTTTTTGAGTTTCAGTTTTTTGCTCCTCTACTTTTTCAGGAGTTTTTTCTTCAGGCTTCTTATCCACTCCACCACCGTTACCACTCCCTCCGCCAGAACCATTGCCACTACTACCAGAAGAAGAACTAGAACCACTCCCAGAACTACTCCCAGAGTTAGAAGACCCGCTGCCTTCAGTATTTCCACCATTGTTTCCGTTTCCATTGTTTCCTACTTGTCCTTCCGACGACCCCACGGATCCTTGTCCAGATGATTGGTCACCTGAACTAGAAGTATTCCCAGAGCCACTAGTAGTGTTATTACTTCCATCACCACTAGGTTTGTCGTTCGGTTTTTCATTTTTAGTTTTTACATTAACTCCCGATGTCCCGGAAGTAGTTGTACCTCCGACAGAAGTCCCTGATCCCAGAGATGTCGAAGATAAGTCTAAACTCGTCAAAGAGTTCAAGGTCATTACACTATTTACTAAACCCATTACCGTGTTGGTAGAAGTCGTAGTAGTCGTGGTTGTTAGTACACCTTCGCAAGGTTTGGTTGTACGAAAATTTGTGTAGGTAGAATTTAACCAAGCGTCAAACGTACCATCTTGCAATTCTGTGTATGAAAAGGCTTTCACCTGTCCATAGTAAGAAATCATTATTGGGGTATTCATATCCGCACTAATGAACTTTAATTCCTTAGTACACGGATCTAAGTAGCTATACGTAAAGGACTGAGCTTTTAAACTCAGTCCTATCGTACAAAACAAGAGCAATATTTTAACTCTTAAAGACACCGTTCTTGATAAGGTTTTCAATCACTTTGGTACATGCAGTCTCAAGTGATTTACGGGTAGCCTTACCTACTGTGCTTTGCGAGAATTTCATTCCGTCTAGAGACTTCAAGAAAGATTCACCGGTTTTAGTGGATTCCCCTTCTCCTGAGCCAATAAAGATTTGACCAGTTTTTGCATCTACAAAACGAACCTGCAAACGGATAAAAGTAGTTACTACTACTTTAGCTTTAGCTCCTTCTACAGTTTCATCTTCATCTACAGCAAAGTCTGCTACAGTCACGTATACAAAGTACTGTGCTGCTTTGATCTTTCCCTTACCGTCGATGGGTTCTTCAAAGACTCCTTTTTTAGAAGCTTTGAATTGGGTTACCATCCTTTCCTTGATTTCACCCTTCTCTTCAGTAAATACAAAACGATTTGTTTCATCTAAGTAATCTAGTACGGATTCTGCAAAACCAAGTCCGACATTCTTCTCCTGTAATGCAGGATACATAGCCAATACTTTGGTCATGTCCATGCTGATTACCTGTACTGTTCTTTTGATAGAATCAGAGTAACCAGATACAGTAGAGATGTCTGCCTTCTCAATAACCTCGTCCTCGGTTGTGGTCTTCATAGAGCCACAACCATAGACAAGAATTACCAATAATAGACTACCAAGGATCTTCTTCATCTGCTTGAGGTTTAGCGGCAGGAGCAGGAGCAGGTGCAGCCGCTGGTGCAGCTTTCTCTTTAATGATGACAGTGTTGCCACCGCCACCAGTGTTTGCTTGTTGCTTCTGTTCGTTGTTCGTAGTGATGTTAATCACCGGTGCGGGTGCAGACACAGCTGCAGGAGCTTCGGCTTTATCTTCGCCACCACCTAAGGTAGTAGCAAACCAAGCACCACCAGCAGTTACTGCGGTAGTGATGGCTCCGATAATTGCCTTTTTAACTCCAGACATTCCGCCTTCTTCTTGTTCTTCTGACATGATATTATGGGTTAGTTGTGTTAGACAAAGATACGCCATCCTCCTCATCGACCTTCTGAATTAACATTTTGTCACGGTCTTCAGAGTTAAACCAGTAGTCAACTACTTTGTTCAAGTTACCTACAAAGGCACCCAAAAGGATAAGTAATAGTTCTTTCCAGTCTTCTCCGATAGATGCTCCAAAGAACACGGCAGAGTTAATACCTACGATGATTAAAGTAAACAGACCTAATACAATGGCAGTAATTCTCCAGCGGTTAGCTTGCATCTGTTGTAGCATGTAGTAGAAACGATTGTTATCTGGTACTGCTACGGGTTCTGCTTGGCCAAAGCCAAGTTTGTTTTTTAGTTTCATATGATTAATAGTTTAGAGTCTAAGACTTGTTTTTCAGTCTTTAAGGTTAAGATATAAACTCCATCAGGAAGTCTTTCCAAGTCTACACTGTACTTGTAGTTTCCTACAGGCATGTGCTTGTCTAAGATATTCTGAACCATCTGTCCTACTTCGTTGTAAAGAGATAGGTTAACGTCTGATTCTTCTGCTATCTTGAATTGAACTTGAATAGCTCCTTCAGAAGGATTTGGAAAAGCAATCAAGTCACTTACTTGGTTAAGGTTTACTACACCTTTTCTACGAACCTCAATAATGCCCATAGTAGGAGTAATATTCATGTCTTTAGCCTTAGCATCTCCTACGTACTTTTCTGATGTCCAGATTGCTGCAGTAGCCCAAGAGTCTTGAGGTTTCTTAGCAATGAATTGAAGCGTAAACACAGCCTCACCATCTTTCAGCAAATTAGCATTGGTTAGGTCTGCACCTCCCCAAGAAACAATCCCGTTAGAAGGATTGGTGTAAGCAGTCCACTTCATAATTTTCTCGGTTACTTCTACGTTCTTAAACTCTAAGTAAGCAGTATCGTATTTAAGGTCTAATTGAAGAGCACCCAAGTCTTTGCCGTTAGTCAAAACTTTAACTGGTACGTTTACCAAGTTGCCGTCTTCTACTTTTACTTTAGGCATGTTGATTTCTACTGTTTCTAAAGTAGGATCATCATAACTTACAGTTTTGTCAATGATGTAGTTTTTAGCGTTAGCTGGATTGATAATTTTGATTGGAGTCAAACGAGCCATCTTAAATCCAGTAGAGTTTGCATCTCCCTTAACAGCCACGTAGTAAGTGATAGAATCTTTACCGTCAATAGTGTAGTTAAAGTTGTTTACTGTAGAGTAAGTAGAAGTCAAGTTAGTAGCGGCTCCATTAATTGCATTGTATTCAGCAACTGTGAAGAACATTACATCCTTCTTAGAGTTAGGCCAGCTAGAGAATCTACCTGCCAAACGTCCATACACAGAGTATACGTCAGCGATAGAAATATCTCCAGTAGTTCCGTTTACATCCATTGTGTAGTAATCAAATCCTGATGGGGTGTATTGCGCTAAGATAGCTTGGTTGATCTTCTGTGCATCTGCAGTAGAAAATACGTTACCTGGAATCATTGTATCGCCTTTAACTACCATACGTACATCCCAATAAGTAGTATCTAAGAATTTACGGAATACAACATGTCCTAAAGAGTTAGTTGATTTAGCTTCTACATGAGTCCAAGAACCAGTTGGGGATTTCTTTTCCAAAGACACCCACAAGTTCTTAGCATCAGAACCAGTAATGTTTTTAAACTTAGCAGCAAAACGTAATACTTTCTGATTGAAGCGACCACCATAAGAGTAAACTACCAAAGTAGTATCATTACCCCAGTTAGTGGCAGCCCTGTTAGAGAATGATTTAACACCGGCTACTTTCAAAGTCTTGATAGAATCTAAGTTGTTCCATACAGCTTCGGCAGCGTGAGTAAAGGTTAAATCAAATGTAGCTCCGTTAGAGTAGTTAAAACTAGCACTAGATCCAGTGTAAGCTAAAGTTACAGTTAAGAATCCTTGTGTGTTACTGTCTACGTACTGAAGGTATTGGTCTGAAGTAGAAATCTTTAAGGAAGGAACTACACCAGTAAATGCAGTGTTGTCATAGAATACACGGTACTGCATACCTGTAATCTTTTCAGATGTAGAAGTATTGTAGAAGTGTAGAGGAGCAACAGTCTGTCCAACAGTGGTTGTTGCTACTTGATAACCTGAGTCGATTACGACCCAATGCCCGGTGCCAGGAGAAGAACTAGCACTCTGTCCGAAGAGGCTAGCTGTCAGTAGGAATAACCCTACTAGAAGCGAGTATGATTTTTTCATGGTTTGTATAATTGCATTTTTTCATAAGCATTTGCCGTTAACCATGGCTCTGGGGTTGGTAGTTTTTTGATGAAGGATAATTCGTACAAGTAGCATCTATATTCTTCTTCCTTTTCCGTAAAGACTGCATCCTCCATTATAAACATTAGATGTAGACTCTCGTGAACTAATACAGCCGCCAAGTTATTAATTGAATTTAACTTGATGTCTCTATCTGCTATTAGTATGGTATAGTCTCCTTCAACTATACCGGTGGAAGAAAAAGAACTTTTCCAAAAATCAACTCTCTGACACACATCCCTAAAAACTACATACTTTGCTGAGTCTGTAGCCTTGATAAGTTGTATGGCTGAGTCAATCTTTAAATCCCAACCATCCCCTGCTTTAGCAACAGTCTGTGCTTGGCAGGAGATAGTTAAGATTGTTAAAAGACTGATAAACAGTCTTCTCATTATTATTTTTTCTTGGCAGCCTTCTTAGCTTCACCTGTTGCTTTGTCGGCAGCAATAAAGTCGCCAGACTCAATCAAAGTGTAAGTAAAAGAATTACCATGGATACCGCTTGCCAATTTGCAAAACTCAAGAAACTGGTTAAAGTCTTTCTCACGTTTAAACACTTGACATCCTTCGCTCCAATTTTCTACGAATGTAGAATCTGCTCCAGCTTTGTGGATGTTGATACCGAAGATACCTTCTTGGATTTTAGACTCATCATAAGTCATATCCTTGTTAGCATCACGGTAAACCTTTACGTTTGCTTTTTGCTTAAGGGCTTGGTATTTACCTTGGTGCAAACCCAATTGGTGAGAACCACGATATTGTCCAGGTACTAAGCGAGCAACACCTGCTGCGTTGTGAAATTCCTTTACTCCCTTTGTTCCGGGATCGGTAGTTGCTTGCCATTGGTGAAACTGCCAAACACCTCCTACTTTGAAAGACACAGTCAAAGTGTCGTCAAACAAGTTGGTAACATCGTTACCAGTAGAAGAGTTACGTACTCCGATAATATTGATATCGTAGTCTTTGGCGCCATCAAAGTAAACGTAGCCTTTTGCTTTTACTGCGGCTTCGATTTGTTCTCTAGTGTAGTTCATGATTATTAAGATTCAGTGGTTTCAGAAGAGTTAGAGGCTTCAGGCTTTTTCATGATCTTTTCAACCGAAGTCAAACCCAAACAACCGAACGCAAGTAAGGCTACAGCATCTACCAAAGGAACAGATGGAGCAAAGTGAGCTTCGGTAAAAGAATTAGCGTATAAAGTAGCACAAAGAGTAATAGTGCATACCAAACCGCATAGACGTTTCATGGAGACAGAGCCTTTTTCATCTTTGAAAAGACCTCCAATAAAGTTTACAAATTTCATAGGTATAGTTTGTTTGCCAACAAAAATAAACTTTTGAAAAAATAAGTCAAGTACTATTTAATCTAGTCTCTCTTCAAGAAAGCTTCTAACTGTGCTCCTACCATTTCAACAGTTGCAATATTTTTTAGACGTATTCCTACGCTTCCAGCTGCTGTCAAAGCAGATGTTTGAATATTCCACACATCTCCTGGTGTTAAAATAGCTGTACCAACAGTATTGTCTACGGCTATTCCAGAAGAAACTCTGTTTGCGGCAGGAACAGCAAGTGTTCCTATATAGTTTCCACTTCCATAAGATGTACCTAATCGTACATTATTAGGTAAAGGCAAGTCTAAAATAGTGTTTGGAGAAAGCATAGACGTGGTATTTAAATTTAAATCTCTGAACTGATAGTAATTACTAATGTTTGAAATTAATTTAAAAAAAGCCATCTGATAAGGCATCTCTCCGCTAGGACCTGAAACAAATGGACCTGAAAGTTGGTAATTATATCCATATATCTCTCTCGTATAAATACTTGCAGCTGTTATTAAAGCGTGTGTTCTTAAAGAGGCTTGAAGAGTTCCTACTATCGTTAATGTAGGTACGCTTCCAACATAAATACCATAAAATCTAGTGTCAGTACCCAACCAAAAACTTCCTGCTGTTACATTTCCTGTTATATGTACACTATTAGCAGCATAAATAGTCATACCGCTACGAGTTCCTTGACTTCCATAAGGTCCTGATGACGGAGATCCTGCTACGTTACCTACTACGACTATATTAGCTCCACTATTACTACAAAATATACCAGTGTGTCCGTATGGTATATTAGGATCTGGTGTTCCAATAACATTACCATATACATTTAAATTACTAGCTCCTGTTATACGAACTACTCCTGTCTCATATAATCCTGCTGCGCCTTCTAAATTCCCAAATACATTAACAGTTGATCCATTAGCAGACATATTAATATGCCCCAGATTGTTACCTCCAGGCCCAAACACATTACCATATACGTTTACAGTGCAAGCGGAATTGACGTTAATAGCTGTAGAGCCACTGTTGTAGTCAAGAACTTTTAATATGTTTCCTGTAAAGTTATATGTTCCTAATCCTGTTATATTAATACAAAAAATAGAAGTTGAATTTGTATAAGGTCCTCTAAAATTACCATTGAAATTAACAGTAGTTCCTGCTCCAGAACTCATAGTCATTAAACTATTAAAACTTGCACAAGTGAGTCCTCCAGCTCCTACAGTTAAGATTCTTGATGTTGTAACATTTGTTGTACCTCTTGGTATTGTAGTTGTGTAGTATGTGTTTTTTTCATAAAAACGTATATTCCAAAGACGACAAGTTCCATCTCCGTTTCTTCCTTGAGTAACAATAATTCTGTATTTATAATAAGCAGTAGTGTGGGATAATACATTACTTATATAGATTGAGTTAGGAAATGATGTTTGAGCTGCTACAGTATCTAGGTCTACCCAAGTACTTGTAGTAGCGTTCCATCCTTGAAATTTCCAATCTCTAGGATCATACGGGTGACCTCCAAGAACATTAAAAGTATATCTATCAATTACTATTGGTTGTTGCGCAGGGTATTCGTAAGCATACCAAAGAGGATTAGCAATGGAAACATTAACATCTAAACTAAATCCTGCAACAGAAAAAGGATAATAGCTAAGATAATTATTAAAAGAAGCAGATGTTACACCTTCTGGAAAAACATCATAAGTCATTAGTTTAAATGAGTTATAACTAGTATAAGATCTGTCGAAATTAGACAGTTCATAAACATTAATGTCCTGATCAATATCTACAGTATAATCATTTAGAGCAACTACATCATTTGGTCCTGGTATTTCTCCATTATTCCAAGTTGCAGGATTGCTCCAATTGCCGTTTGCTACTGCTGCTCTGAATCTTGGTAGTGGCATTATAGTTCTTTATTATTAATTAAAGTTTGAAGAGTACTCATAACTCCTTGAATAGTATCCTCAAATGCAGGATCACCTTGAGCACTTTCAAATATATCTAAAAGAGAAATAGCTTTTGGTTGGTCAGATAGACTCTCAAAAGTTCCATCTTCTAACTCTCTAAAAGGAGTAAAACGAATAGCAACTGAGGCACCTAAACCTGGTTTCCAAAGAGGAGACATAGCAAAAGTTACTGCAAGAAAAGGGTATTCAACCCCATCGATTATTGTTGGTTTGGTTGATGTTAGTTTCATAATTATGAGTATGTATGTGTTAAACGATTAGACCAAGATACATTTAATGCCGTAGTAATTAAAACATTAGCATCTGTTAGGTTTTGAATTCTTGTAATTTTCCAAACATTACTTCCCTCTAAACTTGATTGAGTGGCTGTTCCAACATAAGAGTAAGGCTCAACGTAGTCATGTCTTACATTAGGGGCACCTGTTCCATTAACCCAGTTTGTTCCATTATATAGGGAGATTACGTTAAGGGTTGTATCGTACACTTGAAGCGCTGTTGCTGGCGATGCTATAGCGTTCTTTTCAATTGTCGTCATTCTAGGAAGTAAAAATCCTCTTACCGTAGAATTTAATGTAAGTAATGATGAAGCAGAGGAAGTTTGAGTTCCAATAATTACTTCCGTTTGTGCTGCATTGCCACTGTTTAAATTTACAGAAAATCTCGCATTTGATGTTGAGTTATTAGATGACCCAATTATAAATGCAGTTCCATATCCGTCTAATGTAACACCAAATGAACCTGATCCTGTTGCGGAATTTAACCCGGTAGACAAGCTGCTATATGTGCCACCTACACCTGACAGGTTAAAAGATAATGTTCTATTACTAGTTGATAATACTAAAAATGAATTACCTTGAGGAATTGTTGTGCTATTTACTCTTACACTACCATTTACATCAAGCTTAAATCCTGCGTCTGTAGTACTATTTATTGAAATGTTTTTTGTTGCATTGAATAAAATCATTGCAGGGTTAGCCGCATCAGGAGAACCTGAGCCACTTAACGTAAACCAAATGTCAGTATTTGAATGCAAAAATGATTTATTTTGCATTCCTGTTGTATATGTAGTTCCTGTTTGACCTACTGCAAAATTTGTTGGATATGAATTAGAAAAAAATGCTATTTTAGCATAATTACCACTATTCGCTTCTGTAACCCATAAGCCACTGTGTGCAGGTGTTGTAGCAAATAATGTTTGATTACTTGCAACTAATAATGTGGGAGGATATGCACTTGCTGTATCTGTTCCAATAACTACTCTGCCGCTTTGTACTCTTAGTCCAATATTCCGTGGTGTAGTAAATGCCCCATTTGTAAATGTCGGTTGTATATCTAATCCAACCAATACATCATTGTTTGCAGATGCTACAAGGGTGTTATTGAAATAGACCCCCCGTCCTATTCCACTTTGTGTTATTACTGCACCAGAAACAATCATTCTACCCGACGTAGACTGAAAAGCAATATGGTCTGTAACTCCAGTTAAGGAAGTTAGCGTTGGGTTATAGTATATACCCCTATATACTCCAGAATATGTACCTCCAGTATTTATGGTAGGTACTAAGTTTAATGATGTATATGTATATGTACCACTTGATTGTTGCCAAGTTGTATCAATTTTTAATGCGTTACCATCACTTGAACTATTAGTTACTCCAGTTATTAAAAAATACCTATTGTTGATTGCAGATATTGATACATAACCCCCACTACCTGTCGTTTGAATTACTATATTGTTCCCACTTGGGCTAAAAGTTGTAGTATTAACTGTAAATACCCCACTCACCCTCGTAGTTCCATTTACATCTAATTTGTAACCTGCGTCAGTGGTTGTTCCGATTCCTATGTTGCCAGTAGAGAATATTTTTGCAACTGTTGCCTCACTATTTCTGAAAGATAAGTCGTAAAATTTAATATTTCCAAATTGTGCGTTTCCGTTATTATCTCCAAATAATAAAGTCGCTTGGGAATCTCCCAAATCAGACATAATTATTTGACCATTATTTATCGTCTTAAAAAAAGAAGTTCCCGTCGCTACTCTTATCCCACCATTTATATCTAACTTATACGCAGGCGAACTCGTCCCAATCCCCAACCTTCCATTCGTATTATCCCAAAACAAGTTCGCACTCTCCTGAACTACGTTACCCGTTCCCTCGAATAACACACGCCCAACTTCTCCCAATGTGATTGGAGTTGTTCCAATTGTGATTCCTGTTGCAATTGTGAATGCTCTATCTGCGGATAAATCTTGAGTAGTGCCGTTGATTGTTAATGTGCGAGTAGTTGGCACACCGCCCAATCCTGTCAATGTTTGGTCTCCCGTGTTTGTTCCGCTTGTGTTTCCAACAACTACAAGTTGAGCATCAGTGATGTATCGCTTGTTTGTACTATCGGCAATATCGGTTGTTGTCAATACAACTGCACCCGTCTTTGTGTTTACCGATTGAACATTACCAGCAGCATCTATTGTTAAAGTATTTGCATTGTCGTTATAAGTCAGAGTAACATTAGCTCCTGCTAATAACATTTGTGCTACTCTATCATCTACTCGTTCATTTGTAAAGTAAAGATTAGTTCCTTCTGGTATGTCGGTTGTAGTTACTGCTTTATTTTGCCATTTAGACAAAGAAGAGTTATAACTAAGTAAATTATTATTAGCTAAGGAAGATATTTGAACATCGTCTAATGCAGTTAAAAGTTCCTCCCCTGTAACTAAATTTCCTCCAAAAGTAACACCGTCGCCAATATAAACTTTCTTTGTGTCTATTACATAGATAATCTCCCCCTGTGCGAACACAATAGGCATCCTATCTATTTCTAATCCACGTCTTAGTTTAATTGCCATAATACAAATATAATTTGTTTATTAAAAATTACCACCATCAAAATTAAAGCCTGCTCCAGGGACTAAAAAAGTACCTCCATCAATATCTAATTCTCCAGTACCCACACCGTTGGTCGTTGTGTTAATCCAAAGGTCTAACGCTCCGTCATAAACTAATACTTGTCCGTTAGTAGGAGCAGCTAAGGCTACGTCATTTAATGCAGCAAGTTGAGAAACACCTACGGCATCTTGCCTAAGATCTTCTAAGGAGTACTTTACAGTTCTTCCTGTAACTGAAGATACTCCTACTACGTGAGTAGGTACTTCTTCAGGTAAAGCAGATGTTCTAACAACAGTTCCTGGTATGTGGGTTGTTTGGCTCATATGGCGATGTATTCTCCTTGTTCAGTTATTAATGCAATTTTTTCAATCCTACCTGTAGGTAACCGGTTATCGGCAAACAGTAGTTGATAGTCAGGATGCTTACCTGAGAATCTTATTGTGCCGTTAGGTAAACTGTTATCCTTTATTAAGGCTGTCTTGAAAGAAACTGTTATGGGCATTCCTCTAAAGGTGATAGTGTTATCTTCTAATGAGTAAACATTAGTTAGAGATGTTGCTTCTCTTTTTAGATATTGGATGTCGTAGATGTTTAAATAGGCATGTGCAGAATACGCATCAAAAATCTTTTGGATTAATTGTTCTGCGTAACCATTCTGCATTCTATAAACAGCAACTGACATGACTAATACCTTAAACTGTGATCACCTCTACGCTATTCGGATAGATTGCCTCCAATGCTGACTCAACCGCATTGATTAAAAGTGTTTCTGCTGCCAAAGTTTTATAAGACACAACGCTCAACTCTAACCCGCTGAAAGTGGTGTTAAAATCTTCAATGCCTTGAATCGGTGCTTTGCCTTGTGCCAATGCTTCAACACTTGCAAAAACAAAGGTTGCAATTTGGGCGGGGATTACTCCGTCTTTTTGGCTTTTTACATCTGCGTAACCTTCTGCGATTACACATACTGAACCCGAAGGGATTGACAAACCCGAAGTAAGGTTAACGGGTGAAAGAATTTTTATTGCTTGCATATATTTTCAAAATTAGAATAAATCGTTCCAAGTGCTACCATTGTAGCAACACAATTTGTTAGTTGTAGAATCGTAAACTACCAATCCCGCAGCGGGTGTTGCAATGGCGTTCTTTTGGGTTGTGGTCATTCGGGGTGGGAGGAATCCTTTGGTGGTGGAATCCGCTTGTAAAATTGCACTTGCTTGTACTGATGTTGTATTAATGTAAGCCCCACCAATAC